ACCCGAAAAAAAAATAAAGGGTAAAGTTAAAAATGTAATTGAGTCTATAAAATTTGAAGGTAAGGTTTACGATGTAGAAACAAGTAAAGGTTTAATTGTGTTGACCCCTCTTGATGATTATATTTTAGAGTCGGAACACAATAAAGAGTTCTTAAAAAAATACTCAAAATCGTTGGTTAAAGCTAGATTTGAAAAACCGGGAAACTGGTTAACCCCTTCTAAAATATTCATATTGCACATAACTCCCATGGGTACTATTGTCGATATGAGACGTAGTTCAAACATATCACCAACCGAACTTCCATTTGAAGTGGAAGATAAGGTAACCATGGGTGATTTATATGATTTTGAAAGAAATTCAGAATATGACTTATCAGTTAATGGGAAAATTAACGAATCACTTAAATTGGTCAAAGAACAAGATGAGGACGAAGAAGATGAAGACCGTGTTTTAGATCCTGAAAAATATGAATTTTTTAATTTTCCAACTGGGTGGGACGACGAGAGTATTGATGAGGTAATGTCAGAAATACCAAGTATATTCACTGTTGAAGCTTTATTTAGAATTTGGGGTAAAATGGGTTTTGATTTTTCACATTTAAAACTTATAGACTTACCTGATACGACAGCGATTAGACTAATTCTATTGAAGAAGTACATGGAAAGTACCAATAACCCTATACCGGTTGAATTTACGTTCAAATGTAGTCACTTGTCTGAATTATTTAAAGAATATAGAAATTATGACACAAGTTTTGTCAAAAAATTTCTTTGTAGTGAAGATCCTTTCGATAACGAATGGTGGTACACTTTTGACTATCAAGATGATATGTTGGATATGGTGGACGCCAAAAACATGGAAACAATATCTAAAATTTTAGGTGTTGAAAATTCAAATGAAAAGGAAAGAAATACAATAATAACTAACATATTGGATGAAGATCCTACAGATGAATACGAAAGTGAGATTATTGACAGTAAGGGGGATATTATAGATGAGATTAAAGACAAAATAGTTCGTTCATATAGTATCGAATATGAGGACGCGGTTAAAAGGAACATGTATGACCACGTTATTGATTCACTTAAGAGTCATTTATGGGGTGGTGAATTAATTCGAAACAGTTACGATGGTAAATATTCATACACAATGAAGGGAGATTTACGTGATTTTATAAGTGTGGATGATTGGGATGATGAGGATTATTTCCAAAACCACCCAGACTATTTAGGATCTATTTCCGAAACAATACTGAATTGGTCAAGATCGTATGTAAACCCAAATGAAATCTTTCTTGAGATATTTTTAAATGATAAAGTTTTTAAGGGTGACTCGTCTGATGGTATTGAAATTAGTTACATATATCTAGAAGGTACACATTATCCAAAATTAAATAGTAAATATTTCAATGACATGTTGTCAGATGATTTATACGAACTAACTTGAAAAATCCTGATACAGTAAACTTGGTTGTATTCCAAAATTATTCTGATATTTACCACTATTGTAGGGTAGGTATTCACCTTCTATTGTGTGAAAGTATATTTGACAAATTTCCACTTCGGGATAAATAATTAACGGTTGGACAACAAATATCTCCAACGTCCAATAACCATTAAAACCTACATCTCCAAATCCTGCGGTCACATGGACAAACATACCTAAACGACCTATACTACTTCTACCCTCCAGCATTGGGACATAGGTGTCAGTTTTTGTATGTTCTACCGTCCTACCCAAATAGAGTTTACCAGGTTCCAAAAGTAAACCACTTTCAGGTATGATGAGTTCCTTGGTTGGATTTAATTTTTTCATATCCAAAGGTGACTCATCATACACCAAAAGTTTATTGTGTAACCTCAAATTATAACTGTTTGGGTTAAGTTGTTTTGAGTTATAGGGTGTAATTTGTATATCACACCCCAAACGTTTTTCAATTTCTAAACCACTTAAAATCATAATCAATAATAACGTAGTTGTTGTCGTTCAACTTTATAGGTGTATTTGTTTTCACCCAATTCGTCAATCACCTTAACACCAAGATTTATCGCGTTTTGAACGTCTTCCAAAATTACGTACTCACGTTTACTATGCCAACCATAATAACCCGCAGCGAAGTTAAGACAACTAAAGTCAAACTTCTCCTTCAAAATCATAGTGTCAGTGTAAGGGTGGTGTTTCCATTTATCAATGCCGTGTTCCAATATCAAATCTTTACACTTATTAATAAATTCACCATTTTCCTCGTAAAGTTTTAACCCCATAAGTGTTTGGCTCATAGTGTCATTTTCTGTTGAGTCAAATTGTATCGCGTAACCCACGTTTTTAAAGAATTCGGGATTAGCGTTACGACTACCGTGACAACCAGTTTCTTCAGCGACAGGAAAGAAAGCTTTTATATTGTCAAACCTATCTAAAAGTTCCAAACAAATAAATACCCCTGCTTTGTCGTCACCACCTATACCAGTTCTATTTCCATTACTGTCTATCGCGACAAATGATAATTTTTCTTCCTTTTTTGTGTTAGGTAACATCATTTCTTCCACAGTATACTCCTCAATGGGGTGTACCGAGTCTAAATGTGCTACGACACATGGATAAAATTCACATTCACCTTTAGTGACATAAATTGAACCCAAGTCGTCAAATTCATATTTGTACCCACGTTCGTCAAGTTGATTACAAATGTGTTCTATCAACATTTGTTCTTGCCATGTGTACGTGGGTACTGACAATAAATTTTTTAACCTATGATAACTATCAATTTCTAACATATACTTTTTCATTAAGTGGTAAAATTACAACTTTTAAACCACATAACCAAATATTTTTTTAAGAAATTTTCATCTTTTCGGTTTTTTTATTGTAACTCATAGTATATTCCTGATTTTCTATGACGGTACCTCTTAGTATCTCTTCTGAAATGAAATCTTCAATTTCAGACTGTATAGATCGTTTCATTGGTCTCGCACCGAATTTATCGTTGTAACCAATTTCTACAATGTGAGATGTGATTGAAGGTCCGAATTTGAATAGGTAGTTTTTACTTTTAAGTCTATTTGTTAACAAATCCAATTCAACTTTTACTATTTCTTTTAAGTCTTCTTCGTTAAGTCGTTTAAAGAAAATTATATCATCCAAACGGTTTATAAATTCTGGGTTAAAGGTGTCTTTTAACGCTTTTGATATCATAGATCTAGCGTGTTCTTCAGAAGCTTGACTTTTCGCTTTAGTAGAGAATCCAACACCATTTCCAAAGTCTTCTAACTGTCGTACACCAATATTAGATGTCATAATAATAAGTGTGTTTTTAAAACTTACTTTTCTTCCCGACGCGTCAGTAATGTACCCATCATCTAAAATCTGTAACATAACATTAAAAATGTCTTTGTGTGCTTTTTCAATCTCATCGAATAGTACCAAAGAATATGGGTTATTTTTTACTTTCTCTGTAACTTGCCCACCCTCATTATACCCCACGTATCCTGGAGGTGAACCTATTAGTCTGGATATTGAATGTTTCTCTTGGTATTCTGACATATCTATACGAATCATAGAATCTTCACTACCAAATACTTCTTTAGATAAACGTTTCGCTAAATGTGTCTTACCCACCCCAGTTGGACCCAAAAATATAAAAGATCCTATAGGTTTTGATGTGTCACGGATACCTACACTATTACGTCTAATCGCTTTAGATATTTTTTCAATCGCTTCACTTTGGCCTATAACCTTTTCCGATAATTTGTTTTCTAGATTGAGGAGTTGTTTCTTTTCGTCTTTATTTAACCTGTTTAGTGGTATTTTGGTAGACTTAGATACTACGTCATATACATCATCTTCTGACACTTCTGGTCTCTGAATTTCCAAATCTTCTTCCCACTTGTGTTTTAGAGCTTCCAATCTATTCACTAATTTTCTTTCAGTATCCCTAATTTCTGCCGCTTTTTCATAGTCTTGACTTTCAACTACTCTACGTTTTTCTATTTTAATTTCTGAAATTTCTTTCTTTAGATCCTCAATAACTTTAGGGTATTTAATTTCCAATTGAACTTTAGCTCCGACTTCATCCATAATATCGATAGCTTTGTCGGGAAATTCTCTGTTGGTAATATATCTTTCAGCTAACATTACACACAGATTCAAACTCTCATCAGTGTATTTAACTTTGTGGTGATGTTCGTATTTACCTTTAATGTTATTTAATATTTGTAGAGTTTGTTCTGGGGTTGTTGGTTCAACAAATACTTTTTGGAATCTTCTGTCTAACGCACCGTCCTTTTCTATTTTCTCTCTATACTCATCCAAAGTTGTAGCACCAACACATTGTACCTCACCTCTAGCTAAAGCTGGTTTGAATATGTTAGCGACATCTAAAGAACCACTAGAATTTCCAGTCCCAACAACAGTATGTATTTCATCAATAAAAACAATTATGTCTTTATTTTCACGTAATTCGTCCAAAATAGCTTTCATCCGTTCCTCAAACTGACCTCTATATTTTGTTCCAGCGACCAAAGATGTTAAATCCAATGAAATGATTCTTTTTTCCAATAAATTTCTTGGACACTCACCTTCATGAATCATCATAGCTAAACCCTCAACTATCGCGGTTTTACCACAACCTGGTTCACCAATTAATATAGGGTTGTTTTTCTTCCGTCTAGACAAAGTTTGAGCTATCCTTTTTATTTCCTCACTTCTACCAATTACAGGATCTAATTCCCCTAAATCAGCTAACAATGTTAAATCCCTCGAAAAGTTATCCAACACTGGAGTTTTACTAACTGGTTTAGTCTCTCTGTCTCGTTTTCTTTTTGGCCCATTGTCTGGGGTTTCATCAATATTTGACATAATTCTTTTAATATTTTAATAGAAATGTAATTTATTTGAATGTAAACGTCAATACAAATTATTAATGACATTTTGTCATACGTTAATTATGGTAAACTGACATTTTGTCAGATTATTTACTTTGGTACGGTATTCGTTAATATGGTGGTCAAAATAAATAATTTGACTTTACACAATAAAATCAGTAAAATTAAAAACAAAAAACTATGGGAAAAATAATTGGAATTGACCTCGGAACTACAAATTCATGTGTAGCGGTAATTGAGGGTAACGAAACTAAAGTTATTGTTAATTCGGAAGGTAAACGAACCACACCGTCAATCGTATCTTATAGGGATGACGAAAGATTGGTTGGTGATACAGCTAAACGACAAATGGTAGTAAATTCCGAAAATACAGTATATTCAGTTAAAAGATTTATTGGATCTAAATTTAGTGAAATTAAAAATGAAGCTAAAAAAGTAACTTATACTGTCGTGGAAAACAAAAATGGGACAGTTGGTGTTAAAATTAACGACAGAGTATTTACACCACAAGAAATATCCGCGACTGTACTTCAAAACATTAAAAAAGCTGCTGAAGATTATTTAGGTCAAGAGGTTACTGGTGCGGTAATTACTGTACCAGCGTATTTCAACGATGAACAACGACAAGCTACAAAAGAAGCTGGGGAAATCGCAGGTTTAAAGGTTGAGAGGATTATAAATGAACCTACCGCCGCCGCTTTAGCTTACGGTATGGATAAAAAAGATACCGATATGAAAATAGTAGTTTACGACTTGGGTGGTGGTACATTTGACGTATCTATACTAGAGTTGGGTGATGGTATTTTTGAAGTATTGTCAACAAACGGTGACACCCACTTAGGTGGTGATAATTTTGACGAAGTTATTATTGATTGGATTGTTGATAACGCTAAAAAAGATATTGGAATTGACATTTCAAAAGATACTCAAGCTATGCAAAGAGTGAGAGAAGCAGCTGAAAAAGCTAAATGTGAATTGTCATCGTCACAACAAACAGACATTAATTTACCATACATTACGATGACTGATTCAGGTCCTCAACACATTGTCACTAAATTAACGAGAAGTGAATTTGATAAATTAACTTCAGACTTGATTGACAGAACTTTAGAACCTTGTAGAAAAGCGATTAAAGACGCTGGAATTAAAAAAGAAGAAATTGATGAGGTTATTTTGGTTGGTGGATCTACACGTATTCCAGCGGTACAAAGAGCGGTTGAGGAATTTTTCGGTAAAAAACCATCCAAAGGTGTGAATCCAGATGAAGTAGTAGCGTTGGGTGCTGCGATACAAGGTGGTGTTATCGCTGGTGATGTGACTGATGTTCTATTATTGGATGTTACCCCACTATCTTTGGGTATCGAGACTATGGGTGGTGTCATGACCCGTCTAATCGATTCAAACACGACAATACCAGTATCTAAAAGTCAGGTATTCTCAACCGCGATGGATAACCAACCAGCGGTAGACATCCACGTATTACAGGGTGAAAGACCGATGGCGACGGATAACAGAACTTTGGGTAGATTTCAATTGACTGATTTACCACCAGCACCTAGAGGTGTACCCCAAATCGAAGTTACATTCGATATTGATGTTAATGGTATCATTAGTGTTTCAGCTAAAGACAAGGGTACTGGTAAAATTCAAAATATAAAAATAGAATCTGGTAGTTCTTTAAGTGAAGAAGAAATTAAAAGAATGAAAGATGAAGCTGAAAAATACGCGACCGAAGATAACAAACGAAAAGAAAAGGTTGAAAAATTAAATTCAGCTAACAGTTTAGTTTTCCAAACTGAAAAACAAATTAACGAGTTATCAGATAAATTAGAAGATACCGATAAAAGTAGACTTGAAAATTGTCTAACAGAGTTAAAAGAAGTCATCCAAAATGAAGATTTGGAGGGTGTTGACGATTTAACTAATAAGTTAGAAAAGATTTGGGTTGAGGTGTCGACTAAGTTGTACGAAAATAACACGAATGTAGATGAGGGCGAAGCCTCACGAGACGCGGAGGACGTAAAGTTCGAAGAAGTGTAAAACAAAAAACCCCTTGATTTTTCAGGGGTTTTTTTTATGGTTAAAAAAAAAGATTATGGCGATAACAAAAGAGACTATAGATGGAACTAAGATTAAAAACGATTACCTATCATCTAACCTTAAAAGTTCAGAGTATGATACAAAAACTAAAGAACTCATAGTTGAATTTAAAAATGGTGTAAAATATTCATACTCTGATGTACCAATGGATGAGTTCACAAAGATGAGAATGGCGGAGAGTCAAGGATCTTATTTTTCTAAAAACATATCTAAAACTTACACATTTAAGAAACTATAATACCTAAGATATATTTATTGGGTATGAAAGCTAGTGAAATAATTAAAAGTTTCTCATTAAAAAATGAACTTAACCCCACACTGTGGGACTATTCCGATACAGATAATCCAGTACTTAAAGATGAGGTACGTAAAACATTGTTGGACATTTCTAATAATTTTATAGATTTTGTCGGAGTCGATGTTGATATTGATGATGTCACAATGACAGGATCTTTATCTAATTATAATTGGTCTGACTATTCAGATGTTGATTTACACATTTTAGTGGATATTAAGAATTCTGAGATGAGTGACGTATTGAAAGAATTATTTTCAGCTAAACAATCCGTGTGGAACTCAATACATGATGTGACAATAAAAGGATATGACGTTGAAATTTATGTTCAAGATTCCAATGAACCACATTATTCGACTGGGGTGTATTCTGTAATGTACGATGAGTGGTTAGAAAAACCCTTAAAGACTGATACTGTTTTAGATGAGAAAAAAATAATGGACAAATCGAGCAGGTGGATGTCCATCATTGATAATATACAACAACAGTCATTCTTTAAACCATCTGACGACATTTTGAATAGTATTGATAAAGTGAAAGATAAATTAAAAAAATTTAGACGTGCTGGTTTAGAAACTGAAGGTGAATTTTCTTATGAAAATTTAGCTTTTAAATTCCTAAGAAGGAATGGATATTTGAAAAAATTATCTGACCTGAAAAACAATATATTAGATAGTACATTATCTTTAGACCAGTAATTTTATTTTTTACTTTATTAAGAAGTATTTATTGAATAAAGTACAAATATGCCACAAGGAGGGAGTTTCCCAAATATACCCGATACACCGATAGGTGGAGCTGAATTAGTAGCTTTAAAATCAATACCATCATCACAAGGTGGTGTTAGTGATTGGTCGTGTTCTAAAATTATATCGACAGGTGCTTCGGGTAGTTTTTCATACGTATATTCCGCAGGTACACCAGAGGTAACCATATCAATAGGTTCAACCGGTAACTCATTGGATATGATAGTCGAACCCACTAGAGTAGTATCAGCTTCTGGTGTGTTATTTTTATGCAATAAATGTAACTGTGACAGTCCAATGACGGGTACAGTAGCTTATATAAACACCGGTTATTACAGTAGTGCAAATACAGCGTTTTCACCAACAATTATTGGTGGTGGAGGATTAAATAATTAATAGAAAATTAAAACTAATAGATATGTCAGATTTAAGACCAATTGGTTCAGAAAAACTTCAAGGTGAAGCTAAATTAAAAAGAATTATGGAAATAGCTACCTATGGGGATGTGAAAAAAAATACGGAGTACCATACCCAAACAAATTCTTTCATAAAAGAAGCAGCTAATGGTGTTACTTACGCTATAGTCAAAGAAAAAGATGGATACTATGTTAAGTCTGGTATCAATGAGAGTTCTTTAGATTATGTCGATGGTTTACATAACAAAAACAAAAATAGGTTCAAAAGTTATTCTTCTGCTATGAGAAGACTAAATCTCATATTGAAACCAATAAATGAACAGTATAATAATGGTTTTGCTGACCCTTTATTTGAACAAGAAGAGACAGATGATGAAAAATTTGTTTTAAAAGTAGACGACGCGGAAGGTGGTGATGAAGAAATGGATCTAGATATGGATATGGACTTAGGTGGTGATGAAGAAATGGATCTAGATATGGATATGGACTTAGGTGGTGATGAAGAAATAGACTTAGGTACAGATACTGACTTAGGTGACGAATCAGACGCTGACGAGGGTAGACCAACAATGAGATCTATACAAAAACTTACTGGTAAACTGGGTCAAAGATTAAGAGCTTTAGAAGATGATATGAAATCTGAAGATATTAAGTATGTTTTAAATTCAATAATATCAGCTGTCAATTTAGATAACCTTGACGAAGAAGACTTGGATGATGTTCTTTCTAGATTAGAACCAGAAGATGATTATGGTTTTGAGGACACTTTCTCAGATGAAGAAGAATCTGACATGGGTGGTGAAGAAGAAGCTTTAGATATGGATTTCGGTGGTGAAGAAGAAGCTTTAGATATGGATTTCGGTGATGAAGAAGAAGCTTTAGATATGGATTTCGGTGATGAGGAAAGTGTGGACGAATTGTCAGAATCAATCAACCAAAAAGTGGAAAAAACATTAAAAAAATACTTTAAGGAAAGTAACCACGAAAAAACAATTAACGAATCAAAAGCTAAAGAATACTTAAAAGAAACTAAAGAACTAAATAAAAAATTCACACAAATAAAAAAGTACTCAAACACTAATAAACAAAAATTTGTAGCTGAAAATTTAGTTAGAAAAAATAAGTCTTTAAATTTGATTGGTACAACTAAAAATGGTACTTTAGTGTTTGAAAACACTAATATTAAAGTTGGTGTGGACACAAAAGGTAACATTAAAAAATAATGTATCTAATCTTTGTCAATGAATTAGGTCCTAATTATAAGGGTGAAAATGTATATGAATTCATATTTTCAGACAAAGTGGACGAACTATGGGGTGAAGATTGGGATTCTGTACCAGCTCATGGTAACCCTGGACCACCTGAAATGGATTACATCAAAAGTGTTGGTGTACTAAATAAAAGTAAAATAAAAATGGAACTAGTCCAAAATTCTGATTATTTTGGTATGGAACACGCGTTAGATAGAGTCATAGCTTTAGGTTGGGAAGTTTTTCAAGACGATGATTTTTCTAACGATGAACGGTTAGTTTTTCATTTTGGTGACACACAAGAAGAAGTTATGAATAAACTATACGCCAGAGACTTGGTATTAGAATTTGAAAAGAATTTTTTAAATGTTAAGAAATAAAATTATCGTTAGTTTAATGAAAGAAGGGTTTTCGTATAAAACCCTTTCGTCATTTTCAGATAAACAATTAAAAGTTTTATCTGAAAAAGTCACATACCTCCCAAAAGGTACTGATCCAGAAAAAGCTGAGGATACCGCAAATAAAATGGGAGGACCTGTCATTGTCGCTGATGAAAAAGATATTGAAACTGACGCTATGGGTAATCCAGACGTAGAGATAGATGACAAAGATCTTCTAAGGGACAGAAAAGAATTAGAAGAAAAATCAGTTTCCAAATCTCAACATGGTTTGATGGGTGCTGCTTATTCAGTCAAAAAAGGTGATAAAAAGTTGTCTGACATACCTAAATCCTACAGGGACAAGGTTAAAAAATTAGTTGACGATATGTCACTTAAAGATTTGAAAGACTTCGCTAAAACTAAAGAAAAAGGTTTACCTGAAAAAGTTGACGAGATGTTGGAGTCGTGGATTACAACTTTGGTTGAACGTGATAAAAAAATGGTAAAGAAAAAAGATATTTTAACATTGTCTGAACAACCACAACCAACAATCGCACCACCAAAAACTACGCCAAAAACAACACCTAGACCTGGCAAACCTTTTGATAGGCCAAAAACAACACCTAAACCTAAAGCTAAAATATTTAGTTCGATAGAACAAGAAATATCTTACGAATTGTTAGAGTCATACATATCTGATATGGATGGTTATGTTCTAAGATTTAGTGAGAAAAACCCAACCGAAATTAGGTTTAATATTTTTAACGTAGATGGTGATATGTGGGGTGTGAATATCGGTGATGACGGTGTGATTATGGTGGAAGGTACTCCAATTAGAAGAAAGTCTGATTTATTTGGGGTGTTAAATGTTGGAATGGGTGGTGAACTATATGAACAACCACAACCAACAATCGCACCACCAAAAACTACGCCAAAAACAACACCTAGACCTGGCAAACCTTTTGATAGGCCAAAAACAACACCTAAACCTAAAGCTGGTAAAAATAGTATACCAACGTGGTTTAAATTTTCATCTATAAACAACAGAAAAACTAGAAAAAAATGAGTTCTATTAAAAAATTAATATCAAAAGCACTTAAAGAAGCTCCAATAGATTATGAAGGACCTGAAAGAATGTCGGGTGACATTGAAAGAAAACTTAGGAGTCGTGAACATCCTTTGGGTGGGAACCCTGGGTTTCCCGATATAGATAGAAGTGGTATACCAGATAATTTTGAAGAATTAATCGCGTCTAAAAGATTTAGGGATGTGGTTGAAAAAGTTAAAGCAGCGACAGGTTTGGAACGTATAGATCCAATGACTTTCATGTCTATACAACCTATGTTTATGCGAGCTGTATCAGAAGTGATTAGTATCGAGAGAGAACACAAAGAAGAATTGGAAAAGTTAGCTGTAGAATTGGTAGTTTCGGAGTTGGGTGTACCGGAAGGTGATTTACAGTTTGACGCTAAACTGGAAAAACCTAATATGGAAGGGATGTCCAGAGAACCACAAAAACCTAAAAAGAACCAAGATTTCGAGAATCCACAAGAGGAAATGGAAGCAGCAGAAAGATTGGAAAAGTTTGACTTAGAAAGGCAAAAAAGAAGATTTATCAACTCACTAATTCAAGGATCATCCAAAAAAGCTCTGTACCTATATTACATGGTTGAAGAAAGGTTAAATGAGTTAGACCCTCGTTTACTGAATTTATATTCTTTGGTGATGTCAGTGAACGATTTACTATACTGGGTAATTCCTAACTTAGACCAAATGATGTCCATGCCAGGTGGAGGAGAAGAATCAATGGGTGGTCGTGAAGAATTAAATTTGGAAACAGACCCCCCAACGATTATCGCTAGAGGTATGATGTTCCCAATATTAGTTCATGAGTTATTTAAAGGTGTTATGGACTACGTTTCAGCTCATGGATTACCTTCAGATCCTGAAACCGCGGAAGCTGTTGTCGGTATGGAAGATACTTTACCAGCTGAAGTTTGGGACTTGAGATTAGGTCCAGTAATATGGGAAAAATTTACTGAAGCGTACCCTAGTGAATTATTTGATTCGGATAAAAGAACAATTCAAAATTACTTGTACTTTAAAATTGTCAGTTTAGAACCAGAAGAATTTTTTAATTTGACTAGAGAGATGTTGTCGGGCACCCAAAAAGGTAAAGACATGGTAAAGGAAATAGTAGATGGTATTATTAGGGAACTCCAACGTGAAGAGTATGAGGATGTCATGGGTGGAGACGATGAAGGTGGTGAACTTGAGGTTACTGGACCTGACGAACCGATTACTCCTCAACCACGACAAACATCTGAATTAGATTTGGATTCTATCTTGGATAAGATATCGAGAAGTGGGATAGACTCACTAACACCAGACGAAAGAAGATTCTTGGATAGTATATAACAAAAAGACCCCAATTAGGGGTCTTTTTTCTTTTTATAGGTGTTACCGTATTTATAATATATGGATCAACAACACATATTAGAATACGCGAAATGTTTACAAGACACAAATTACGCGATTAAATCATATTTAGAAACTTACGACAATACTCAGAGTAAGTATGTCCCTTTTGAGTTGTTCCCCGAACAAGAAGTGATGTTGAATAACTTTGATAACTACGGTGAAAACATCATAAAGAAATATAGACAAGCTGGTGTATCTACCGCGACCGCAGCTTGGGTATCAAAAAAATTACAATTCGCGTCCAAAAAGAAACCAGAAAAAGTACTGATTCTCGCCAACAAATTGGATACCGCACAAGAATTTGCTAACAAAATACGTGGTTTCCTAACTCAGTGGCCTGATTGGATGAATGTGGGGTTTTCTAAAGAAAAAGATTCACAACGTCATTTTAAATTAAATAATGGTTGTGAGGTCAAAGCGGTCGCGACATCAGTCGACGCTCTTAGAGGTTATACACCAACAATATTGATATTTGATGAAGCCGCATATATTGAAGCGGGTGACGATTTATGGGCAGCTTGTATGGCGTCTCTATCAACTGGTGGTCAGGTAATCGTCATTTCAACACCTAATGGTTACGACAAGATTTATTATGAAGTTTATGATCAAGCTATAAACGGTATTAATAATTTTAAAATATCAGAACTCACGTGGTACAATGACCCTAGATTCACAAAAGATTTAGTTTGGGTTAAAACTAAAGATATAGTTCACTATATGTTGAATCGTGAAGACTATGACGACAGTAGTAATTTATTAGAATATGATTCGAGTAAATTTAACGAACTTATACGTAATGGGTATAAACCATTTTCTTCTTGGTTTGAAACCATGTCTAAAAAATTAAAATTTGATAGGCGTAAAATATCCCAAGAATTGGAAAGTGCGTTCTTGGGTTCTGGGGATAACGTAATACCGATAGACACTATTGAAACGATAAAACAAACTATGGTTGAAGATCCGAAGGAAAAATACGCTAGTGGTCAAATGTGGATTTGGGAAGAAGCGGTACCAGGTCACAAATACATTATGGGTGTGGACGTATCTAGAGGTGATTCTGAAGACTTCACATCAATAGTCGTTGTGGATTTCGACGAGAGAAAACAAGTCGCGGAATACTTAGGTAAAATTCCACCTGATTTAGCTGCGGATTTAGCTTTTAAATGGGGGACAATGTACAACGCGTATATTGTTGTGGATATTACTGGAGGTATGGGTGTCGCGACATCTAGAAAATTACAAGAATTGGGTTATAAACATTTATATGTGGAAGGAGCTAATACCGCTGATAAATGGAAATACGACCCAAAATTAATGGATAAAATACCTGGAATTAATTTTAACACTAAGAGAACACAAATAGTGTCTTCGTTTGAAGAAGCTCTGAGACATGGTTTTATAATAAAATCATCTAGATTATTAAATGAAATGTATACGTTTGTTTTCATAAACGGTAAACCTGACCACATGAAAGGTAAACATGACGACCTTATAATGGCTACCGCTATGGCTATTTATGTGGGGGAAAACTCATTTTCCCAATTACAAAAAGCAGACAACTTGACTCGAGCTATGTTGGATAGTTGGGTTAAGACAGAACACGAATCCCAAGGTAGACCAGTTACGTTAAAACCAACACCAAACAGTTCAGTATTGACACCACATATAAATCATAACGCTACCCAACAACAAGTCTATAGAGAGTATTCTTGGTTATTTGGGGTTAGAAGATAATTAATATTCACTATTTATTCAAGACTAATATATTTAATATATGGCAAAAAATTTGACAGTATATCAAAGGTTAAGTAGATTATTTGGTCCTGAAGGTCCTAAAACTCAACAACCGACCTACCAACAATTTAAATTGAGTGGTAAGGAAATTTTAAAAACCCAATCAAAGGTTGAGTTTGAAAAACAACAATTACAAGCACAGCAAACTTTATATTTAGCTAAACAATGGCAAAAAATAGATAATGAGTTATATACTCAGTCGATATACTATGAACCAACTAGATTAGCTTCTTACTATGATTACGAGTCTATGGAGTTTACACCCGAGATTTCAGCAGCTTTGGACATTTACGCTGAAGAGTCAACTACACCTTCTGAAGATGGTTACACGTTGACTATATATTCTGAATCAACACGTATAAAGTCCATATTAGCTGACCTATTTAATAATATCTTAGACATCACTACAAATTTACCAATGTGGACTAGAAACACTTGTAAGTATGGTGATAATTTTGTTTACTTAAAAATCGATCCAGAAAAAGGTATAATAGGTTGTTACCAATTACCTAACATTGAAGTGGAACGTGTTGAGAGTGGTAATTACCCAAATGTCTACGGTAATGATGAAAACAAAGAACGAAAACTAAAATTTATTTGGAAAGAGAAGAACTTAGAGTTTAATTCATGGGAAATGGCTCACTTTAGACTTTTAGGTGATGATAGGAGACTACCTTATGGTACATCTATGTTAGAAAAAGCTAGACGAACATGGAAACAATTACTATTGTCTGAAGACGCGATGTTAGTTTATAGGACATCTCGTGCACCGGAAAGAAGAGTATTTAAAATATTTGTTGGTAACATGGACGATAAAGATGTGGAAGCTTATGTACAACGTGTCGCTAACAAATTTAAACGTGACCCGGTGGTTGACCCAACTAATGGAAATGTGGATTTAAGATACAATCAAATGGCTGTAGATCAAGACTTTTTTATTCCAGTGAGAGATCCAGCAGCACCAAACCCAATTGAAACATTACCTGGTGCAACAAATTTATCTGAAATCGCTGACATAGAATATATACAAAAGAAACTGTTAGCGGCACTTAGAATACCTAAAGCGTTTTTAGGTTTTGAAGATGTGGTCGGTGAAGGTAAAAATTTGGCCCTGTTGGACATAAGATTCGCTAGAACTATCAACCGTATACAGAAGTCTATGATTCAGGAATTGAATAAAATAGCTATTATTCATCTTTACATTTTAGGTTTCGAAGAAGAATTGGACAATTTTTCTTTAGGTTTAACTAACCCATCTACACAAGCTGATTTATTAAAAATAGAACAATGGTCAACTAAAATAGCACTTTATAAAGACGCGGTAGGTGACCCTGGAACTGGTATCGCTCCAGTGTCTAGTACATGGGCTAAAAAACACATATTAGGTTTCAGTGATGATGACATTAAATTAGATTTACAACAACAAAGATTTGAAAAAGCGATAGCTCAAGAATTGGAAAAGACTGGTGAAATAATTAAGAAAACAGGAGTATTCAACACTATCGACAAATTATACGGTGATATTGAAAAAACTGAGGAAGAAGGTGGTGAAACTTCTGGTGAAGGGGATGATGAGACCGCGACAGGTGCTGAAGGTTTAGGTTTTGATTTTGGTGGCGGTGAGACTGAACCTACCCCCGATTTGGGAGGTATAGGTGGTGAAACAACACCTGAACCCACTGGTGAAACTGAACCAGCAGCTGAATCGTATAAAATAGAAAAAGATTTACCTCTAATATTGGAACACAAAGGTATATTTTTACCAAACATAGATAAAAAAGTTAAAGACACTAATATTGAAATTGGGAAACTAAACAAACAAATAGACGATTTACTCAATGAATGATATTTATTTATAAATCATTTTTATTATGAAACCATTTGGATACTACAAGAAAGGGATAGACTCTATTTTAGAAAACACCTATACAAACAAGAAACTATTTAAAGAAAATTTTCACGTTGTTATGGGTGCTATGAAACTCTCTAAAGATTTTAGAGAATTTTTCACACTTTACAATGACATAGAATCTTCACCAAATGTTGAAAAGTATTCTGAACAGTATTTAAATGAAACTATCGACTATTTAAGACCTAAAATAGAAAATATTAGAAAAACTTGTAAAATTCTTGACAAAGTTTTTGAATCAAGGGAATCAATTATTGACCGTAAAGATAATGTATTTTATGACAATTTAGATTATCTAATTTTTAAAACTGGGTCTAAATCATTAGATAAAAGAATTGAATCTAAACATACATTAATAGAATCAATTAAGAATAGAAAAACAATCTCTAGTTTAGGTACTAAAGTATCACCTAACATCCTATCGTATACGTTGTCTGAAAATTTCAATAAAGAATATTCTTCACTATCAGACAATGAAAAGAAACTAATAAGTGAAGTCATCACTATGGATTCTAATACAATTAATGAAGAAATAAAATCGGAAAAAAAGTCTTTATTGACTAAGTTAAATATTTTAATAAGTGAGAATAAAGAAAATTCACTAATTGAAAAATTAGTTGAAACTAAAAATCGTGTACTAGAGTCCAAAAATGACAAATTAACACTTATAAAACTAAAACAACTGAGTGAAGATTTGAATTCTTAACATTTCATGTTTATACTTTTAACAAAGGTATAAAAAAAATATGAAAACAGGAAAAAAAATTCCCTTAAATGTGGATTCTAAATTTAAATCACATTTTGGGACAGTTGATTCCAAAAATTTAAAATCAATATATATTCAATTTTCTACATGGGTTGAACCCATAAATGAGTCTTCTTGTTGGGATTGTGTAGTTAAAAGTTTTGAAAAATCTATAAAGACAAATGTAAACAAATATTTGGATTTAAAAAAATTTAAACCAAAAACAATTGTTGATTTAGATTTAAGGAGTAGTGGAATTGAAACAAATAAAAGATCATTTTTAAAGTGTGAAATAACTTTATTCACAAACACCGATTTAAATTTAAAAAGTCCGTTATTGATTGGTGATTTAAATGAAATGACTAATAAGTTAATTGATTGTGAAAAACATAAAAGTGAACATTTTAATTTCTTTTCCACTAAATCTTAACTAACTTAGTTTTTTTCTTAACCCATTAATATTTATTATGTAGAATAACAAATTAAAAAAATATAGAAATGGGTTTTATTGACAATTCTAACAGTGGTATTGGTGGTACCGCAACACCTAACACACTTTACGCTTCAGCTGTATCCGAAAACCAGTTAAGTATTTATAACTACAATAATGTATATTTCCATTATAGTTTATCTGGTGGTTCAGAAGGCGGTGTATTAACTTTATCTCAACAAGGTTGTTACCACAACGGTCAACCCATGTGGACGTTTGAGGATGGTGTTTACAGTAGTGGATCTTTAGGTGTAAGTGACCCTTGTGGTTCCAAATCACACCAATTAAGATATGGTGGTATGGGAAGTCAAGGTAGCTGGGAGTTGTTAACTCATGGTTACATACATTCGTTTACGACTAATAACTCACTTAACATGTTCCTCACTCAAAGTTCGGGTACCACTGGTTGGAATTCGTACAGTGCATCTACCGATAATTACCCATATGGTAGATTTAGATTAGGTTCAGATGTTTATTCAGCAACCACAATAACAGCTATAACCACGACAGGTACAATATTATAATAATTCATTGAAATTATAAAGCCCTCACTACTGAGGGCTTTTTTTATGCTTGACTTAATATTTATCTAAAAAATATAATATGAAAATACTTGCACCAGGTGAAGTTGGTCGTGGAATTCTTATTGAGTATGACGCTGGATATGTGTCACCAAGTGAGAATTCAAAAATCATAAAAGAAATATCTGACCCAGATTTCGACAAGGAGGTTGAAATGTACTGTGTACTGCAAAAGTATGACACACCCAATAGGAATGGTAGAATATACCCTGAAAAAATACTAAAACGTGAAGTTCAGAAATATCAGGACATGATACGTAGAGGTAGTTCAATTTCTGAATTAAATCACCCCGAATCTTCACTTATTGATTTGGAACGAACCTCACACATTATAACTGAAACTTTTTGGGATGGTATTAGACTTATAGGTCGGTTAAAACTATTAACGACACCTGGATACCATAAAAGTGGTGTTGTTTCTAGTATGGGTGATATAGCAGCTAATCTATTAAGACAAGGTGTAACGTTAGGTATTTCGTCTAGAGGTGTAGGTTCACTTAAAAAGAATGGTCAATATAATGAGGTTCAAGATGATTTTGAATTAATATGTTTTGATTTAGTTTCATCACCATCGACACCAGGTTCGTACCTATTTAAAAACTTAGATGATGTGGATAAATATGATGAAGTGTTAGAAAACCACATAAGGACTAACGACACTACGATGGATAAAGCTTCAAACTTAATGAAAAGATTGGACAATTTTTTAAGTAGATAAATAAAAAATTATACTTAAGAATAAAATAAAAATGGTTTTTTATAAAATCAAATATATTTATTAAGAAAATCACAATAAAAAGTATGTCAAAACTAATAGAAAAAGCGTTGCTCGAAGCTGAACAGTTGGAAGAAACTATGAAAGCTAACGCAAAAGAAATACTTTCTTCAACCATGAAGGAAGAAATTCAAGATTTAGTAAAAGAATCGTTATCTGAAGAGTACGATTATATTGAAGAGCAGGATGAAGATGAAGAAGGAATTGAATCCGAAATCGAAGCTGAAGATTTTGAAGATTTTGAAGGTCTTGAGGACCTTGAAGACTTCGAAGATGAAGGTTTAGAGTTGGGGATGGAATTCGACGTAGAGGACGAGACTGAAGAATTTGATTCTGACGAACTGCCACCTCTCGATTTAACTGACGCTTCTGATGAAGAAGTAATAAAGGTATTCAAAGCTATGGGAGACGAAGACGGTATCATCATTAAACAAAGTGGTGATGAAATTCATTTGTCAGACGGTGAGGATGAGTACTTAATAAAATTACAAGAAAACATGAAAAGAAAAGAAGAAATGTCTGAAATGGAAGGCATGGAAGAAACTATGTACGAAATCGAAATGGATGAGGAAGGCATGGAAGATGAGGAAGTCATGTACGAAATCGAGATGGAAGAAGGTCAAGGTTATGATGACCGAGAAGATGAAAGACTAGGCATGAAACACGGTAAAATGTCATCTAAAGATTTAAAATCAATGAAATCTAGAAGAGATGATGCTCGTTTTGAAGATCGAGAAATGGGTGAAGCTGCACGTCAAAACAATTTAGGTCAAAGAATGAGAACTGGAAACAGAACTAATTCTTATAATAAAGAATCAAGAAAACACGCTGGTATTCGTTTACCAGAAAGTGAAATGTCTCGTAATTACAAACTCCTTAAAGAAGAAGTGGAGTCACTTAAAACTAAAAATGGTGAGTACAAAAAAGCACTTGTAACATTTAAAGAAAAATTAAATGAAGTGGGTATTTTTAACTCTAACTTAGCTTACGCGACAAGACTTTTCACCGAACACTCAACAACTAAACAAGAGAAAGTTAACATTCTTAGAAGATTTGACAATGTTAAATCATTGAAAGAGTCTAAAGAGTTGTACAAAGTGATTAAGGAGGAATTATCTCAGAATGTTTCTTCTACTAATTCAAAGAAAAATATTTCAGAAGCGGTAGAAAGAAAAATAACTAATTCTCCGACTAGTGGATCTAAAACAAAACTAATGGAAACCAAAGTTTACGAAAATCCACAGTTTACGAGAATAAAAGACTTAATGTCTAAAATTTAATAAACGTTTTTCTAAAAAATCTTAAAAAAATGGGAGCATTATTAGAATCAGGTATGGTAGGTAACATCGGTCTTAAGCACCTTAAAGTTATCAAAGAAGATACCATCAATAAATGGAACAAGCTTGGGTTCCTAGAAGGCCTAAAAGGTCACAGCAGAGAGAACATCGCTCAGTTGTATGAAAACCAAGCAACACACCTAATAAACGAAGCTACGTCATCTGACGCTTCTGGTTCATTCGAAACAGTTGTATTCCCTATCATTCGTAGAGTTTTCTCTAAATTGTTAGCGAACGACATCGTTTCTGTACAAGCTATGAACTTACCTATCGGTAAATTGTTCTACTTCGTACCTAAAGTGTCATCAAGACAATCTAACGGTCAACATTGGGCACCGTTTGGAGCACCTGGTGCTGACGCGTCACAAATTCCAAACTCACCGTTCACTGCAACCACAATTAACTTGTACGATAACTTCTATGTAAGTAATGAACCACTTAGTGCGACTGACGGTCTTTATGACATCTCAAAAGGTCGTTATTCAGCTGCTACAGCGACTAACCTACCTGTACAGGTATGGAACGCAAATGCTAGAACATTAAGTGACGCTACAGCATCTGACACCGCGTTAACCAACTTAACCTCATCAACTAACTGTAACAATACTGTTATCGTTCAATTGTCAGGTTTCTCAAGTGCGGGTAACGGTAAATTGATTGGTCCTGTGGGTAACGCTATGGATACTGAAGAGTTCTTAGCTTCATTGACACTAACCACAACAGCTGCTACAACTTGTAAATCAGGTTCTACGTTCTATTCAGCAAATGACAACGTATTGTTTAGAGTTGTAACTCAAAAGTACGGTGAAGGAATAGTTCAAGGTCTAAACAATAGAACACAAACTAGTTTCCCACCAAACCCAGGTGGTTCATATGACAACATTTGTGACGCTAACGGTTACATCTACTTGGAAATCGATTTGACTTGTCCAGCTTGTATTAAGTGTGATTCGGTTGATGGTTATGTTTGTTCATATTACAGTTCAGCAGCATTCGAAAATAACACATTAACACCGTTCACTGCAACTTGGAGAATCTACGAAGACTTAGAATTTGAAGAAGAAATGGGTGAGGTATCATTCGACCTTGAGTCAGTTACCGTATCTGTTACTGAAAGAAAACTAAGAGCACAGTGGTCACCAGAATTAGCACAAGACGTTTCAGCGTTCCATAACATTGACGCAGAAGCTGAATTAACAGCTTTGTTGTCTGAGGAAGTTGCTGCTGAAATTGACCGTGAAATTCTAAGAGACCTTAGAAAAGGTGCAGCATGGAACCTAAGATGGGATTACAATGGTTGGAAGAGATTCCAGTCTGGTCAAGCTCCTTACACACAGAAGGATTGGAACCAAACTCTAATCACTGCGATTAACCAAATCTCAGCTCAAATCCACAAATCAACCTTAAGAGGTGGTGCTAACTGGATTGTTGTTTCTTCAGAAGTATCAGCAATCTTTGACGACTTGGAATACTTCCACGTATCAAACGCAGCACCTGAACAAGATCAATACAACATGGGTATTGAGAAGATAGGTACATTGTCTGGTAGATACACAATTTACCGTGACCCTTACTTCCCACCAAACCAAATCTTGATTGGTCATAAAGGTACATCACTGTTGGATACTGGTTACGTTTACGCACCATACGTACCGTTACAGTTAACACCAACAATGTACAACCCATTCAACTTTACACCTATCAAAGGTATCATGACTAGATACGCTAAGAAGATGGTGAATAACAGGTTCTATGGTAGAATCACTGTTGATGGTGTACGTACATTTGACATCAAAGAGTTAAGATAATCTAAGATTATAACTCAATAACAGTAAAAGGTCAGAGAAATCTGACCTTTTTTATTTGAATATTATTAGTTGTTTTTAATTTTATGTCTCATATATTTATATGTAAACATTCGAAACTATGGGTAGGAAAATTGTCATACCAGAAAATGAAGTTAAAGAAATTATTAAATTATACGTTGAGGATAAGATCGGTACACCAACATTAAGTGAAAAATTTGGTTACGGTAAATCAATAATAAATAGGACATTAAGAGAAAATGGTGTAATTGTTGACACACCCGGTAGAAGATTTTTAGGGGGTAAAAAAGTATCTGACGCTAAATATTACGTAAATAATAAAATCGAAATATTGGAAAGACATAAAAATTGGTCAACCGAAAATAAAGAAAAACTAAAAAACTACCATAAAGAGTGGAGAAATAACAATAGGGAAAAGATTAATGAGTATAAACGTAATTACGAAAAAAATAAAAAAAGTACAGATCCCACCTATAAATTAAGTTGTAACATTCGTACCGCGATATATACCGCATTAAAGGAAGGTAATGTAAATAAAAATTCTAAAACTTTTAACATGCTACCCTACGACTTATCTGAATTGATGGGTCACTTAGAAACACAGTTCACAAGTGGTATGAGTTGGTCTAATTATGGTGAATGGCACGTTGACCACATAATCCCCATTTCTTCATTCAACTTTAATGATTACGAAGAATTTGAATCCTGTTGGTCACTATCAAATTTACAACCATTGTGGGGTAGTGAAAACATAAGTAAAAATAATAAAATAATCGCTCACCAATATAAGATAAGGAAACAAAAACAGGAAGAAGAAAAGAATACGTTACCATTTGATCCAAATGAAGTGGTACTTAGAAACAGTACATTAAGAGAAATTAGTCGAAATGAATGTGAAAAAATTATTAATGAATATGAATGGTTAGGTTATTTACCTAAATATACGAAATACCATTTTGGGTTATATTTCAACGTTGACGGTAAAGAGTATTTAGGGGGTGTCGTAGCTTTCCAATCCGAATATGGTGATAATATAGGGGTGTGGGATAAATATGGTTTTACACACAAAATAATACAATTAAGTCGTGGTGTATGTTTGTGGTGGACACCAAAAAATACAGCGTCATACATGATATCTAAAACACTTAAATGGTTAACCACTAATACAGAATATGAAGTAGTGTCCGCGACAGTAGATTCTAAAGCTGGTGAGATAGGGACAATTTATCAATCTTTGGGTTGGCATTATGTTGGTTGTATGGGCGGTAACATATTAAAAAATGGGAAAGAAAGAATTAGATACGGTTATAAGATAAATGGGAAAATATACAATCAACGACACATTAGATCTATGATTGGTACAGCTAAGAAAGAAACTGTGTTGGAACATTTTCCTGATGTGGAAATTGTAAATTTAGGTAGGAAAAAAAGGTACTTTAAATTTATAAAAAATCATGACATACATTTAGAAAAAATAAAATCATTATTAAAACCTTATGAAAAAAGGTAAATTCACCTTAATGTAGATATTTATATAAAAAAATATTATGAAAGATTTTATGATGAAAATGTTAAGTAGTAATGGTAAAGTCTCAAGTAAGAGATTTGTAACATTTACATGTTTATTGTTTATGTTAATCGGGTATACTTGTAATTTGTTTTTTAATTTTGACATAAAGGACTCACTGTTTGAATCACTACAATGGATAGTGATGGCGGGTCTTGGTTTTACCGCGTCAGAAAAGTTCGTACCATCCAAAAATCCACCACAAATGGATTACCACGTTGAAGATGAATATCCACACGATAAAGAAGATATCTAACAATAAAAAAACCCCTAATTGGGGTTTTTTTATTTATGGTTAATCTTTGTTACGCTTTACTAGATCCTTTACCTTTAGGCCAATCTTGTTTAGCTCTTTTAGCGAAATACAATTCACTCATTTTTTCTCTATTCTTTTTAGGGACTTTTTTACCTTCTTCTTGGTATTTGTCATTTTCACTTTTTAATCTTTTAATTTCCTTGTCTATTTGGGAAATGGTCATATCTGAATATTCTCCAGTTGACTCAACTTCGGTTTCACTCTCCCATTTTTCAAATATACCCATACCATCTTCAGTAGCGTCTGGGTCGTCAACCAAATCCAACTCTAAATCTTCTTTTTCCTCTAAATCTCTATATTTATCGGTCGGTTTTATTATAGCGTCACTTAGACCCATACCCATACCACCAGTATTACCGAAACCTAAAGACGATGAACCACTCATCATCTCTTTTATTATTCGTTCAATACTTTCAACTAATTGACTTTCAGAAACGACAATAGTTTTCTTTTTTGATGATTTAGATTCAGTAATGACTCTATTGACTATTTTTTCTAAATCGTTTTCCGTTAATTTAATTTTTTTCATATTCTACTTACTACTTGGAATTTAGTTATTCTTTTATAAATATTAACTTTTTGGTTGGAGGTCACTTTTATATCAATAAAATATTCATTAGGTATCATATCACCAGTGTCAACTAAAAAGTAGTTATGGTTAAATGTTCTGTTCACTGGTGACCATGGTATTGTCTCGACTTCGGTCGTACCTTGTCTAACGTACATTCTATACTCGATACCGTCTATCACCACTTGTTGATTAACAGTGTATGGAACCCTTACGGATACAAAAACCTTTCTAATTTCACCATTAACCACCTTTTCGTCTTGTTTAATTCCGTCAATAGAATATCCGTATTCTTTTGGTGTTTGGTCTAATGGACCTATTTGGTAATAGCTATTGGGGTCTAGTAGTGTAAATTCATTTGTTATATTACTTAGTGTGTTACTGTTGATTGATAAGTTAGACCACTGATCTGTAAAGATTGAGGGTGTACCATAAGTGTCACCAGTAATTTTAAACTCCACGTAATACACACCACACGTTAAATTTGACGCTGTCATAGACGTGTAAACAACATCATCACAATCATATATTGTGACTAACGGTAAACTATCTAAATTTGTTGGTACACCCAAAGTGTTTGTATATAAAAACAATCTATTGGTCTTGTTCAAATAAAACCTATTCCTGTCATCACCAATATAATCATCATAACTTGTCAATAAGTAGGGTTCGTAAAATGTTTGAGTGTGTCTCGTGAAAAACCCTACGGAATATGTGTCAGTTAACCCAGTGATGTTTTCCAACGTACCCGTAAACGCGATACCGTATGTGTAATTAATATTTGACGTATTACCACTTAACCTCTCGTTAATTTCATTTGTCATATCAAATGAAATATTTTCATTTCCTTGGTCGAAACTCTGAGAGTCAATTACGGTAAATGTTAATGGGTCGGTATTGTCATAAACACCAGGGTTTGACCAATTTTCTAACGTACTACCTGAAAACCAATTTGACGGTCTTGTTGAAAACGTATTATCGTAATCTGGTTCGAAAAGGTACGGTATCTGAATGTAATCGTAACCAACACCTTCATCCCATTCAACATCAGTGACTTTAAATAAAATTAAATCAAATGAACTAGCTCTTCTATTACCATTTACCATCTTGTCGTTTAACAAAGCTAAATCGAAAGATGACGTATTTGTCATTTTAAGGGTATGTGATGTACCCGTACCACCCGAAAGGTTAATACACCCACTATTAACTTTATTTTGTAAATCTGATAGGTTTAAATCAAAAATAAATCTGGAAAAGTTCCCACCATCATTAGAAGTGTAACCAGTAGATCCGTTACAAGTGTCACCACTTAATCCAGTGTATGTACATGGGTTAGGATTAACACCACCGTAAAATAGTTCAGTCACTGGGTTTCTACCTGTATTTACAGTTTTTCTAGAAACTATAGTGTTATTTTTTGAAAAATATGATTTTAAATAAGACATATACGTACCATTTAAATATAAATATCAATTAATACGTATATTTTGATTTAATACTGTGTTAGAGAAGTCATTTAATTTCGATAATATTTCGTTTGTTGTAGTCACTCCATCAGTACCGACCCTAATTGGTGGTGCACCTGGTACTGGGTGAGTGTGTGAAACGACAAAATTCACTAATAATGTTAAAAATTCTTTTAACTTATCACCCCTAACCATCGGTTCAGTCTTACTAATAATATCATCTACTAATTTGTATTGATTAATACCATAATTACTGTCTAATGTAATTTGTCCAAGATCATTAGAATCGTGTGAAAATAATATTATTTTCTCACCCGAACCAACAACAAATCCTTGTTGTTTACCCCTCTCAACGTTAAATTCCTTTCTCGTGACATTTTCTACGGTAACAGGTACTTTATTTTTTTCAGTACTAAAAGATAAACCAAAACCATCCCTATTAATATCGCTACCCAATAATTTTATTGATTTCACAAAATTAAAGACAGTATTACAAATATCGTTGTAATTAGTTTCAGTTACACCTGGAAATAATTGAATGGAGGTATTTTTATCTATTCGTTTAAAAAATCTCCTTAAATTAGGACCAGGTCTAAAATAAAATGGATGTGAAGTTGATTGTAATTTTTGTAACAAACCTTCATTATTAACTGGGTTAAAATTAATGTTTCTCGGAAACGTTTCACCATTTACTGGTTTTAGTAATTGGTTCCAATTATTACTGTTAAAATATTCAATTGTTTCCTTTATATTTTTTTTAATGTTTACCACACTAGTGTTGAACGAAATGTTCATAACATTTTCAACCAGTTCTTGATTGATTTCCGTATCTAAATTTAAGGTGTTAGTGTCAAATATTTGTTGTTGACCATTAAAACTTCTGTTCGGTAATTTAGATATGTTTACATTACCGACTATATTTTCATTAGGATTTAAATGTAAATCTTGTGGTGATACCAAATCATATTCTATTAGTATATAAACTAACACGTTTTCAGGTGTATTTTCCACAGTTTCTTGTATTTCCGAAACTGTCACAGTATCAGGAAATGTTGACAACTGTAAAAACGTTAGTTTATTATTCGCTTTAGGTTGTGACGGAATTTGAGGTTTGGGTGACTCAATAAATTTACCAGATCTAATTAATATTTGTGGATAATCCGTTGGGTTATTAGGGGTGTCAGGTTGATTGGAATTATCCTGTGGTCTGTCAGATGGTTGTGGTAATTTATAAGACATCCCTAAAACAATGTCAGCGTTTTTTCTACCAACTATAGACACGTCATTTGGGTTGGGGAAACTACCGACAGTATCTGGGTTATCTATTGGGTTAGCTGAAGGTGTTATTCTCGTACCCAATGACGTATGTAGTCTTCCGTTCCTAAAATCTTCAGAGAATATTTTATGGGGTTGACTTATTAGTGGACCTATATACTCCTTATTTTGTGTCCTATTATCGGGGTTATAATATATAACCTTAATAGCTTCACCACGTTTGGGAATTACATTCACATTTATAGGTAAAAATGGGGTAAAAACATAAGGATCATTTTTTGACCATTTTTTCCACAACCCATTCTTTTCCGCTAATTCAGTCTCTCTTTCAACTTCACCCACCGGGTCAACTAACCTACCATTGTCATTACTTATCGATGTGTCTTCGGTAGCTCTAATTCTACCAGCTAATAGAGGATCATTATTATCAACACATACACCAAAGAATATAATAGGATTAAAATCTACACTACTGTCTCTAGTGGGAACCAATGGGTTTCCACCATTTTTGCCGTTAATCATCACCCATACGTTTTTTCATTTCTTTATTTAACCTATTATAATCCTCCTCAACCGTATCTAAGTACATAGTTAAGTCAATAATAAGTTGTTTGGTTTTATCAAACTCATCCTTCAAAAAAACCATTTTATCTAATATTTTTTTATTTGGCGTATTTTCTAAATTTTCCATTTGTTAAACATTAACCCCAATACCTTTAATAGGGGGAACTACTGTCGCTCCAGGTGGTCCTGCCGCGACACTAGGGAAAGTTGTGATGTGTGTCACACCATTTTTAGTGTTTTCTTCATCTATAGCTTGTATTTGAGCGTACATGGATAATAACCACAAATTAGGTGACCCATCTGGCATATCCCCAGTTGGGATACCCAAAGATTCTAACTTACCAATCATACTTTGAAATGTCCTTACTGAGTTGTTACCACTTCTTCCCGCCGCAGCAAATAATAAAAATTGTGGTGGTGGTGGGAAAGGGACATCTAAACCTACAGCGTCAATTAACCTGAGAACTATATCAAATATTTCTTTACAGTCTTTAGCGTCTTGTAATTCTTCAATAAAGGGTAACAAAAGTGATATTAATGATAATATTAGAGCTGTTTGTTTACCTAATTTTGTCTTCAAAAATACTTTAGCTAATTCAGTGAGTATCACCATTAGGTATTGTTTCATCACGTTAAATAATTCTTTAGTAATTTCAGACAACAATTCTCGTAGTACCCTAACAAAAAATCTTTTAAATATTTTAGCGAATTCTTGAGCGTTGGACGCTAATAAAGCGTCTTCATTGAGTAATTTAGCGATAATTGTTACGGGTAAAATAACTTTACTTGACATTAACGCTAACATCATGATTTGTGGTAGGTTAAGTATTACTCCCTCAACAAAATTAATATTAAAATTCCAGTTTAATTCTTTGAACGCGGGATTAGGTGAATTAGCTACCGACCCTTCCACACCGTACTGTAATATTAAATCGAAAGCTTTATAACCATCACCACCTTCAATTAATGACGAAATTATTTCATCAGCCCCTTCTTCAAATATCCCATTATCTAGTGGAATTTCTATGTTATCACAACTTTCAAATTTAATTACACCCTTTTGTCGTTTGATTGATTCTTCATACAAAATCCTATCTTCTTGTACTGAAAAAGAATAAAACGAATCGTCATCAAATAATTCAGCTAAGTGACTAATGGTCTCAGTACTAACTACACCTAAATCAATACCATTACAAGACTCTACAATTTTGTTCATGGTTTTGATTAGTTTGTTAATACCCAAAACGTCAGCTAAATTAATTCCCTCATTTCTAGACGATATACTTAAACCAGAAAGAATTTCCAATAACGCACCCAACAAATTATGTAACTCAAACACATCAATTTTATCAAAGTAGTCTTGGAGTAGTTCAGCGAATGTAAACTTAGTTCCGTTACCTACAAATGAAGGATCATTTACTGTGTATATGTTTGAGTTTGGTGATTTATAGTGTGGGCTGATAATTAAAGACTGAGTTAATTCATCATACTCCACGGTAAATAATATCAAATTACTCGCACCATAAATTGGGTATTGTTGTCCTGGGTTTTGTAATATAAAATACAAATACCTATTCATTGAAAATGGTATTCCACCCGGTGTATCAATCGAGCCCTCAGACTCGTAATAATATTTACCTACACCGACATTGGGTTCAACCATTAACTGTTTGAAGAAATCGAACTGATCGATTCTAATCACAATATCAGTTGTTAAACCATCTCCAACAACTGGAACCTCTGATTCTAAATCACAATTAAAAGCTCTTAAAATTTCTTCAATTAAAATATTTTTTAACTTAGGTATTGTATTTCGTATCGCACGTCTTAATACGTCTTTTATAATTCTACCGTATTCGTCGTCGACATTGTTCTTTAACCAAGCGTCAGTTTTAGTTTTTTTTTCAGTAACCCACTGATTAACCGCACCAGGTTGGTTATCATCTTCAGATCTTCTACGTTTTTTTCGTGATGATCTAAAACCTTTTTCTTCTGAGGGTTCAGATTTTGGATTTTTCTGACTTCTAGATTTTAACGTTTTAATTAGACCCAAAAGAAAAGGGATAGGGTTGTCGGTTAAATCACCAAAATCTCTGAACGCTTGTTTCCAAGAGTCCAGATTTTGCCTTTCTCTTCTGACTTGGGAATCAAACTCCAATGTCGTGAGTATGGAGTTTACCTTACCAAAGATTTCTTTTCTCTGATTTTGATTATCTAAACCCATGAATTAAAAAATTATTCGTTGTTTTTAGCTTGATTAAGTAATTGATTCAATTGTTCTTTCATATCGTCGTCTAAAGAACCAACTTTAACATCACCACTAACATTTTTCTGTAATATAGATGATTGTATTTTTGAAAGTTGTATTTTCTTTTCAATCGCGGAATCAATTATCTTTTGTTGTTCTTTAAGAACAGGTCCGATTAACGCCATATCTGTCGCTTCTTTCAAAAACATCATCATTTTATTTTGAATACGTATAGCGGTAGTTCTTTGTTCAACAGTTTCGTTGTAGATTTCTTGTAGTAACCCCAACAAACTTTCTTGAGTCAAATTAATATCTTTCTTTTTAGGTCTTGGCATACTAATAAATATTACGGTTATGTGTTTCTAAAATCGTCAGATAATATCTGATAAATTTCTTTGTAACGTTTTAGTGATAACCTAATTTCTTTAGTGGTTAACCCAGTCATTTCCCTAAGACTATATAATATCACATTCTTGTTGAATTTATTACCCTCACCCGCGACAAAATAAGTCTCAAAATTTTCAAATAAATCAACTAATGATAACCCCACTTTTCTTTCATTATCATTTAGTTTATTATCCACCATAAATTGTTTGATATTTTCGGTTAATAAAGTCAACAACATACTAACATCCACCTCAGTATCGTCTAACTCGTAAGTGTAAACATCACTAAATTTAACACTAGATAATTCTATACCCTCCTCAATTGAGGGTGCGATATCCTCATAACTAATCTTTCTATTCCTATCCCTTTGATCTTTCATTATTTGACCCATCAAATAGTTTTTGCATATTGTACCAAAATAGGAATACGCTTTTTTGTTTTCTTCTGGGTCAAATTTTTCAGCTTTGGTAATTAAAAATGAAAGAGTATCTGAATGTATATCTCTATAGTCCATATCACGTCTATAAAGTTTATACCTTCTAATGATACTCTCAATCATTTTATTCAAAGGAAACCTTAGAAAATCGTTATAAATTAAATTTCTTTCTTCATAGGTAGTTGCGGTCAGAAAACATCTAACCGCGTTTTCTTCCGTGGGGCCAAAGTAATTTTTATCTTTAGACTTCCTTGGCATTTATTAATTGTTTTCATAACTTATTTCTCTATCAAAAGTGAAAAAATATTCTTTTTTAGCTGTTTCAACCCAAAATGGTGCTTCATCCAAACTTAATTTTTGTGTTGGGTGATTTTTATAATTCCAAAACAACGACCATTCTCTCATATTTGTATGTTTATACCCTATCTTTGGGATTGTCATAATTTGTAAATCATTATATGTAGCACGTAATAAGAACTCATAAGAAAACGCTAATTTAATGCTTGGCTTGAACATACCAATCTCCTCAAATTTTTCTTTCCGATATATAGCACCAGACGTTTGATAGTTTTGATAGTTTAAAAGTGTGTTGTTATCCAAATAACCTAACTTCTCGGAGAACTTCATAGCCCAAAGTGATTCATTGGTGAAACCTAAAAATGAATTTTCAGTATTAACTTCAACCACTAATGGCAAAAATATATCGATGTCAGTGTAAGATTCTTGATATCTATCAAAGTTTTTAAACCAATTACGAGAATACTCGTCATCGAATTCCAAAATAGAAAACCAAGTAGTGTCACAATTCTCCACACCTAAATTAACTTGTGAACAAAAATCAGATTTACCATCATTTTTAATTTTTGTAATCTTTAGGTTTGTTGGGAACTCATAATCACTTAAAAATCCAACAACATCACTATCATTTGTGTGTACAATTACCACACTATCTACTTTCCTTTCTTGATTGTCGATACTCTTTACCGCTCTATCAAAATACTCTTTAAAATCCCCACTTACATCATTAATTGGGATTATAACTGCAATATCTTTACTCATATTATTATTCGTTTTCTACACCGACTGGGGTTAATTTTTCTAAGTTAATTTTGGTTTCTCTAATTTTTCTATCAAAAATAGATTTAAACGTGTTCTCCACGGATGATATGAATGATTCTTTTTCATATCCTTCAACAGTTTTAGCCATCGACTCATATAGTTCTTGTGGGATTTCATCCTCCAACCATTTGTTAATGTAAGAACCCAAAACGTCAACTACTTTGTTAAACTCATATGTCCAAACACCGTTATTTTCTGTCATCCATTCGGGTTGTAGGTTAGGTACCTTCCCAATTACTGGAACACCACATTTCATAGACTCCAATGGGAATGTCCCAAAACCAGAAATATCATCCACCCAAACAGAAGCACAAGAGTCAGAAAGACTTTCAGCGAAAGATTCTCTAGACATGTTTCTCAAATCTCTAAATGATATCCACTTATATTGGGGGAATTTGAGATAAAATGACTTAATGATTTTCATAGTATCTCTTGGTTCTCTAGTGTGGATTGAAATGATTGGTGATTGTGGTTTACTTGTCGGTTTGAAATAATTTGGGATATAGAGTTGTATTTCAGACACATCAACGGTAGGCATTAAAGATTTAATCATCTCTGTTTGACCTTTAGTTGTGGTTATCACTCTATGTACACCAAATACAGGCCAAGTTGTACCAGGTGGTAATGTTTCCAAAATGTAATCGTATGATTGACATAGAATCATTTTTTCACAAGGCATCGATTTAATCTGTTCCAACACGTGACCAAATATTTCTGGTACAATTACCAAGTCTGACAATTCTACATTTATTTGTTTAGATTCTATCGATACGTGAGGTACTGAAGATAATTCACTACCCAACCATGATTCAACACCCATATAATCATTTTTTTCATGCATAATATAAGCGTTATACCCTAAATCATTAAGGGTTTTAACTAATTCATAATTGTACGCTATTGAAGCTTTTTGGACACCTTTAGTATCCATAGTTAAAAGAAATATTCTAGATTTTTTACTATTTAGTTTATCTAGTGTCTCCTGTAGTTTAAAAACCTGTTCTGTCATAATTATTTACATTTTTTTAATATTTCATACTCGATAAGAGTGTTCATCGCTAATCTAAAAGGTAATGTGGTCGCGTCCATTCCCGCGGTACCAAGTTTATCATCAACTTCTTCAGCGTAACCCAACAAGACTTCTATCATTATTTTAAAAAATTCGAATTTGGGTAGATTTATCTCCATACCTAAATTAATGTCGGTAGATTCGTCAATTTTGTTAACAATCTCTATTTGTTCTACAAATTTATCAACGTCTAAATACATGTATTCACCGTTTATTGGTAATTGTTGGTCAGTTAGTTCATTCATTTGATTTGAAAATTGAAAGTTCGAATACTTCTCTTATTTTTTTTACTTTGAAAGTAGAGTTACCTCTACAGTTTACGGTAATTAATACTTTTTCTTTTAGTTTATTTTTAATAATATCTGAATCGTTAGTGACGATAACATCAAAATCATTCCAAACATTTGGTTTATCGTCTTTAGTTATAAACCTAATGTTTTTAACTTGTGACCCGTATTTAGCTAAAAACCAAAGTGTTGCGGGTATACCTCTACCTACTTCATCACTCATTAATGTAACATTTAAATGTTTATTTTCCATTAGAAAATTATTTAAGTGAATAAATGAGTTATTTTCAGATTCTTTAGCGTGACCAAAAGTCTCCATAGGTGCTTCTTCGTACAAAAATTTTAAGTATTGTTTAGTAGTTTTAAACCCTAATTTTTTCTTAACATTTTTGTCCGTCAACTCACCATCAATTTCAGATTCATAATATTTTTGATGTACCTCTTTAATTTTACCTAAAAGGTCTCTAAATATACCGTTTATTGATATAGCTACGTTCATGAATAATAAAATAGAATATTTATTATGATTGTAAAGAATCAAAAACTTTTTCTATTTTAGTAATTAGTGGGTTTCTAACCACATCATCACTGGTCAACTGAACACAACCAATTTCTTCGATATTTTTAAAATTTTCCATTAAAAATTTTAAACCATTAGCACCTTTAGAATCTTGTTGTTTTTCATCACCTAAAAATATCATTTTAGAGTCAGAACCTAAACGTGTCATAATTGTCCTAATATTTTCCACAGAAATGTTTTGGGACTCATCCACAATTATTATGGAATTGTCAATATTTATACCTCTCATATACGCGATTGGCATTTCTTCAATTATTTTCAATTCACGTAATTTAGCTGTAATTGTTTGTCCAACTATTTTCTCAAAATTGTGCACAAATGAAAACATAAAAGGTTCCATTTTTTCTCTCACCCCACCTTTTAAAAATCCAATCTCTTCATTCTTAAGTGTGGTTACTGATTTTACAATTATTATTTTTTTGTACTTACTGTAATTCTTAACCAATCTTAAAGCTTCCGCACAAGCTAAGTATGTTTTTCCACAACCAGCGGGACCTGAACAAATAACAATTTCTTTAGATTTTATGTTATTTACTAGTTCTTTTTGATTGTCGGTTTTACACTTAACATTGACTGTCATTGTGCCGAGAAACTTCTCTTCCTCGGTGTTGGATTTGTTGATATATTCCAGAACTTCTAATTCTATGTCTGGATCAATCTTTTTTTTCCGTCTACTCATTATTATTTATTTGATGTTTATTAATTTAAAAAAAATTACAACATTTATTTATTGTAATAATTTAACCAAAATTCTACCATTTCGTCTAACATGGTTTCGAAAGTATAATCAGGTTTCCAATTAGTTTTCCTCACCAATTTAGAACAGTCACCTTTTAAATCGTGTAATTCTTCTGGTCTAAAATGTTTTTCATCCACAACAACATAATCATTGTAGTTTAAATCTAACTTACTAAAAACGTGTTCACACAACTCTCTAACCGAATGTGAAATACCTGTAGAACAGACAAAATCATCGGGTTCATCTAGTTGTAAGATTTGCCACATAGCTTTCACATAATCTTTAGCGTGACCCCAGTCCCGTGTAGCGTTTAAATTGCCCAATTTTAGTTCGGTAGACAAACCTAATTTTATTTTTACCGCTTCCTTACAGACTTTGTTTGTCACAAAATTAGTACCCCGTCTAGGTGATTCGTGGTTAAATAGAATACCATTAGAGATGAATAACCCATAAGAGTTTCTATAATTACGACAAATATTGTAACTAAATACTTTGGCACACCCATATGGTGATACTGGGTTTAAAGGTGTTGTTTCTCGTTGATACCCATCACTATCAATCGTATTGCCAAACATTTCAGAAGATGATGCTTGATATAATTTAGAGTTCGGTGATACCATTCTAATCGATTCTAAAAGATTTAAAGTACCCAATCCTGTCGCTTGTACAGTATAAATTGGTTGATCAAAACTAACCCTAACATGTGATTGTGCTGCTAAATTATATATTTCGTCTGGTTGTACCTTTTGTAAAACCCTAACTAATGAAGCCATATCTGTAAGGTCAGCATATTCTAAATTTATTTTATTAAAAATATGATCAATTCTAACTGATTGCGTTTCAGATACAGAATTTCTTTTAACCGTACCCCATACTTCATAACCTTTCTCTAAAAGGAATTCAGCTAAGTAAGAACCATCCTGTCCGTTGATTCCTGTTATTAATGCAACTTTATTTTTAACCATCTTTACGTTTTAATAAAATTCCGTAATCCACAAATCTACCATCCTTAATCCTATCAAACTCTGGGAAAATTTCTGTTACCAGTGACTCGTAATCGTGTTCTCTAATATTCTCTATTAAAAAAATGTATTTACTAGACAGTTTTTTCATGTTATATAAAAACTTCTTAGCTTTATCTAAAGATAGATGTATTGTTACAGCTTGAGTGTATACAAATTCATATGTCCCCATAGATTCGAAATCACCATCTACCATGTCTTTTACAATAATTCTTTTAGCGAAGTCGTATTTATCTAATTCATAATACTTATAACCTAAATCTATTTGTGATTTTGAATAATCACAACCGTTAATTTCGATATTAGGGTTTATTTTACTTATATTAATTAAATGGTGTACACAACCACACCCACATTCAAAAACACTGTTAACCCCTAATTTATGTACTTGGTGATAAATTTCCTTCCAATTATCGTGTAGGTTATCTTTGAATTCTATTATCCCATCTACTTCATCGAAGTCATTAATAATCATATCATGATTATATTGTTTTTGTAAAATATTAATCATTTCTACTTCATAATGTTTTTGGGTATAAGTTTCCCAATTAAAGTCGTCTTTAGTTTTCATGTTTGTATTCAAAATTTAAAATTGTTGTTATTGTATTTATATCTGTTTCGGAAAGGTTTTGGTGGTTAGGGACATAAAAACCCTGTTTATCGATTAATTCACAATTCGGTAAATCATTTTGTGTTTTACCCCACATTGGTTTATTAGCCATATTACCGGCTATTAACGGTCTAACCTCAATACCACTTTCTTGTAAAACTTTAACCAAACGTTCTCTTTCGGGGTGTATTATTGGGATAGCGAAACTAGATATGTAATCACCATCACGTTCCCCCAATTTTAACTCATTAGCAACCATTAGGTCCCTATATTTAAAAAAGTTTTTTCTTCTTTTTTCCGAATAATCATCCAATCTATTAATGACCTTAAGACCTATAAACGCCTGTAGGTCAGTTGACCTCAAGTTCATACCAGGAACATAAAAATTATATAATGAGTCAAAATCGGAACATCCATATTTTTCCCTAAGTTCATTCTGTTTCCATTCAGGTAAATCTCTATCCCAACCATGACTTCTCATCATTAATAATAGGTGGTAAAAGTCTTCATCATTTGTGTTAATAAAACCACCCTCAATAGTTGATAGGTGGTGCCCGAAATACATCGAAAAGAATGAAGCAAAACCAAATGAACCTAAGTATTGACCTTGGTATTTGGACCCCATACTTTCACATACATCTTCCAACAATAACACACCATATTCTTCACACAAACGAATAACTTCATCCATATGTGGTACTAAACCTAATGGTGAAACTAAAATCATAACCGATGGGTTATGTTCCTTAAACAATTCTTCTAAATGGTTTAAATCACAAGATAAATCCTCTAAGTTACAATCACACATGATAGTTTCATAACCTAACAACATAGGTGAACTAACATCCGTAGCCCAACTTAAAGCTGGAACCACAATTTTTCCATTCTTTAATTTTCCTGATTGTTTTAACGCTGCAAGTGTCAATAAGATTGATGATGAACCTGAATTCACAAATATGGAATATTTAGTACCAATCTTTTCAGACCACTTCTTTTCTAACTCCCAAGTCAATTCACCTTTTGTGAGTCTTGGTATTTCATCCTGAGATAACCATTCAATTAAACTATTGATGTCGTCTCGGTTGATTGTGTCGCTTACTAGTTTTATCATACCTTATAAGTTTTATAATACTCTCTTATACCATCCTCTAAATTTATAAAATTGTAGTTAGGTATAAGTCTTTCGAACTTTTCTATACTTAAATCCTTTCTCATCTGACCGTTTGGTTTGGTTTTATCGTATCTAATCTCTAAATGCTCTGAATCTGTAGCTTTTAGTGCTATTTTAGCGATATCATTTATAGAAATATTTTCTTTAGTGGCTATATTAAAAGATTCTTTTATGTCTTTTTCTATTACTATTTTAATTATTTTAGCCATATCACTAGCGTGCATAAATTGTCTTAAGGGTGATCCGTCACCATATAACATTATATGATTTTCATTATTAAGATTTGCTAGATATATTTTTTTAATTAAAGCTGTCACAAAATGACTTTTATTTTCATCATCTTTGTCAGATTCACCGTATAAATTACAGGGTGACATATACATATATTCAGTACCATACTCCTCATTACATGAATCTATTTGGACAGCTAAAGCTCTTTTAGCCATACCGTATGAAAAATTAGTTTTTGTTGGTGGTCCTAGATGCAGGTCTTCCTCCTTCATAGGGTATGTTTCTACCACATCAGGGAATATACAACTACTAAGAATACCTATAAATTTTTTAACTCCATATTGTTGTGCGTATTTAACCATAAAAGTATTCATCAGTATATTTTGTTCAAAATACTCAGAAGGGTGATGTATATTATCAAATATACCACCAACTCTAGCGGCTAAATGAACCACACAATCTGGCTCATGTGTTTCATACATTTTTTTAACTTCCGATTGGATTGTTAAGTCATAATCTTTTGATGACAAATAAACAGCATTTGGTAATATATTTTTTAAGTAATTACCTACCAACCCACTACCACCAGTTACAATTATTTTTGGCATAATTAAAAAATTTTAAAATAGTCAAAATTTTCTTCGTCTTCAAAAAAATCTAAAACCTGTTTAACACACTGGTCTGTGTTGAAATATTGCCATTGTCCCCATCTCCCTAAACCATATAATTTATACTTTTTACAGTAATCTAAAATATTACGTATTGCTTGTTTATACGTTTTGGTTGGTAACGGATATGAGTAAATGTTCTCATGTTCATATAATGGTGTCCCCGCTTTCCATTTTTTATCATTTTCTAACCATCTTTTTCTATTAATATCTGTCATAACCCCCCCCAGTTTACTATATGGTGCAAAGTTGCAAATGTAAAATTCACGGTGTTGTTCAACATCTAAGTTAGGGATATATTTCCAATGAGCTTTATGTGTGTAAGGTTCTCTTTCCCAAAGAGATATAACGTTACTCAAGTATTCTAAATTTTCAAACTCTTTTGGAAAATCAAAGTTGTTTAATTCTATGTTTAATTTTGTCCACGGGGATGTGTTAATAATTTTTTTAGTATAATATTCATCATTTATACACCACACTTCATTTTCATTATCATAAGTTAATTTTTTCACATCTACGTTTGTTACAATATAATCGGTAACATTCTTTTTAATTGCGTCTAATATGGATTGGAACCCACCGTATTTAGGGTAAAAAAATGATTTATGACTTACTACTTGTTCGGTAAAATTAGAATTTCTTTCTATAATTGATTTTAAAACCAATTTAATATCTGTTTCAGGTATTTTCACCAACCAATCTGTATTTAATTTTGAAATATCCATGCACCATAATTTTTTATTATATGGTATCATGTAGTTATCCGCGATTTTATCCCCAAGATAATTTCTAATCCAAGATTCAAAATTTTCATACTTTATGTCCTTACTTGCTGCCGTTAAATAAGAATATAAGTATTCAACTTGTAAATCATTAGGTAGTTGCCATAAATTTAATTCTATTGGGAATTCTACTTCATTACCTTCTAAATCGATTATTACTTTTGTGTCATACTTATTAAAATCTTCTTTAGGGATGTGGTCAAATATCCATTCTAACACTTCAGGATATTTTGAGTGTAGAACATGTCCACCCCCAATATCTAAATAATGTCCGTCTATATTTACCGTTCTACAAAGACCACCTATTTCTTTTTCGGACTCCAATATTAAAAAGTTTTCATTACCTTTTTGTTGTAATCTTCTACCTGCGGATACTCCGGTGAAACCGCCTCCAATTATTATATAATCAAATATATTTTGTGATTTTTTCATAAATTTCTTCAGTTGTTGGTATGTGTTTAATAAAATCAAATTTTACTTTTGAAAAGTTAATACAATCCGCATAAAAAGATGGATCTCCTCCGTGTTTTTCCATAAGTTTTGTGTTATCGATTATTGTAATATTAATATTATTATGACCAAAAATCAAGCAAGGATAAACACCTCCGGTCATAGTACTCATAACATTTTTACAGTTTGTATTTCTAACTATTGAACACCAATCTCTATAGTTTTTTATAAATGTTATATTTTCACCGTCACACCATTTTTCAGTTTCTTTACCGAACACAAAAGTTTTTATATTGTTTTCATTTAATTTATTTATTAAATCGTACCAAAATTCGTCAGTCATATTTTTTTCCGTCCAAGCGGCTCTTTTCCTTATTACTAAACATATAAAAGGTGAGTTTAAATCATATTCTCTCAAATCACTCCAATCTACATCAGTAATTAAATTTTTATCTCTTTCCCAATTTTGATAGAATGGTACATAAGGAATTAATCTTTTCTCTTTAGGCCCACTAGCCATTTGTAAAAATAAACCATTATCTAATAAATCAATTGATTCTATATTACCATGATTTAAAATTTGATATTCTTGGTAACTAATCACGTTATCAAATATTTTAGTATAAAGACATTTTCTTTCTTCAATAGTTACCACACAATCTGATTTATTTATTTTACCTTCTTGTAATAACATAATTAGGTAAAGTCTAGTTATTACTAACTCAGTTGCAATTTCGGTCACACTTAAAGGGTCGTGTGCGTCACTTGTGGAATCTCCTTTGTATTTATCTTTTGCGACTATAATATATTTCATTTATTTTTAAATATTTTATTTTTTATGACTAAAAAGTCTAATTCAGTATTTTCTAAAACGTAAAATGCATCTTCATATCTAGTTAAGATTGGTAACCCTTTTATATTAAATGAAGTATTCAAAATTATAGGGATGTGGCCCAATTCATCAAGTTTATTCAAAATTTCGTTAAATAAATTGTGGGTTTTACTCGTGGTTGTTTGTAGTCTCGTTGTGTTATCTTCATGTACAATTGATTTAACCCTATCCGTATATTCAGATTTAATCATCGGAGCATAACTCATGTAGTTAGATTCTTTAGGGTTTTCAAAATATTTTTCAATATCTTGTAATCTACAAACAGGCGCAAATGGTCTAAACCATTCTCTAAATTTAACTTTAGCGTTTAATATATCTTTCATGTTAGGAAAAGATGGGTCACAAATGATACTACGATTACCCAGAGCTCTTGGACCAACTTCTGAATGACCATTAACTAAACCTAATATTTTTCCTTGTTTTAAATACTGAACAATTTTATCAACCGTCAAATCTTCATTTGGGTATTCGGATAAAAATTTATCATACAATTCCGCATCAAGTATTTCAATTCCACTGTAACATATTTCTTGAGTTCCTAAATTTGGGAACATCGTTAAAAACATACCATAAGACAAACCACAATCATTAGGGTTTGACGGTACATATAATTCTAAATTTAATTTTTTTAAATACTCGTGAAGTTTTTGATTATATAAAACGTTTAAAGCACAACCACCAACTAAAACAACATTAGTTTTATATTCATTAACAAATGGAATAACTAACTCATTCATTTTACGTTCAAAAACGTATTGTGAAGTTGTGGATACGTCAAAAGAATCTTGGCCCGATAAAACATTTTTTTCACATTTAATACCTAAAGATGAACATAAACTTTCTAAATTTTTGTTAACATAATAGCTTTCAAAATGCTCAATCCATTCATTTCTAACTTTCCCATAAGCACAAAGACCCATTACTTTCCCAGCGTTAGTTAAAGAGTGTTCGGTTTTATGTTCAGGACTAATTTCCGAAATTAACCAACCAATCGCAGAATATGGATTACCAAAATCATAATTTTGACAATTTAATTCATTAATTTTATCACCTTCCCCTAAATAAGCTCTTGTAGTATAAACTAAGTTAAAGTCCCAACCACCACCATCAACGGAAAAAATTAAAGATTTTTTAAATTTTGAAGTATAATATCCTGAAGCTGCATGAGAAAAGTGATGTTTCATTAATACAAATTCAGCGTTAGGAAAAAAACTTTTTATTAAGTTTTTATCATCATCATTAAGTTCTAAATATAAAATTAATTTTATGTTAGTGTTATTTAAATTGTTTTTTATATGTGTTAGGAATTGAATTCTTTCATTTTGATTTGAACCCATTAAATCCCACCCGTCAAATCTTGAAGAAAACATTGCATATCTTTTTTTTACAAATCTTTCATATTCGTAAACTCTTATAGTATTATTTTTATCTATGAATGTTATTGATGCATCGTGTGATCCATAAATTGAAATGACTTCGTTTGGGTTATAATTTTGCATTTGTTATATTTTTTTTTGGTGTATAAAAATTAATAAAATAAAAAATGAAGATTAAGTTTTTATAATACAATCCATTTTTCACAATAAATGTCGTCAGTTACAAATCCGTTTTTTGACGGACCAAACCATTTTTTTGGTGCAATTACTATTTTGTTTTTATTTTTATTTAAGCATGACCCCCACCAAGAAAAAGAAGAGTTTGCAATAATATTATTTCTACATAAAGACATTAAATACAAATCTTCATAATCTTCATTACCCTCAACAAAAACTACATTTTTTAAATGTTTGAAATTTTCCTTGCACCATTCAATATCGTCAGAAAATATGAAAAAAGTTTTATCTTTACCAATGTATGAAACAGCCTTATCGTAATAATTCATATCTTGTGTTGGGTGATGTTCTAATAATTTTAGATAATCACCTCGCCTAACATGTATAGCACAAGTTTCTGTTTTTAAATTATCCCCATATCGTTCCTTTAGACCACATATAGTCTTATCATCGATAAAGAATTCTAATATCTTATCTTTATTGTTTTTAAAATATTTTTCGGATTGGAAATACCCGTGTAAAATCGTGTCCGACATAAAGTTGGGTATTGGTGAATAATGAAAATATGGTTCATAATAAATTTGATTTATGACCATATCTTCATTAAGTGATACGTTTTTTAATATGTTTTTGGTGTAATTTGAAAGGGGATTATGGACAATTTGTATATTATTTGGGTTAACAACAAAATCAACTCCCAAATCTAAAGATTTTGAGTACGCGGCCGCAATTTGAAATAAATAATTACCTAAACCACCTTGTAAATAACAACTAATCATTCTAATTATAGTGTTTTAGTGAATTGATAAACAAATTCATCGGGTAATAAATAATTTTTAGCTAAATTAAAATTACTTTTAATGTGACTTAATTTTGAATTATACATTTCTTCATTACAACCATCCAATATTTTTTCCAAATCTTCTAAATTGTCAAAAATCAACATACCATCAGTGTTAAAAAAATCACCTATGGATGGACATCCCCAATAAATTGGGATTGTACCAGTCATAAAACAGTCAATTAATTTTTCAGTAAACCAATAATCTCTTTTACAATTTTCAATAACAACAGAAAACCTATATTCTTTTAAACCTTCTAATTTAAATTCAATAGGTGAATATCCTCTCCCAAAAACATCCATTTTGTTCCCAAATTTTTGAATAACTTTGTGTCTTAATTTATGACCATCAGTAAATGATTTACTTGATGATATTGTTGAGACATTTTTACTTTTTTCGTAAATTTTTTGGTTATCTTCAGGTATCCAACAACATCCAAACGGGACAAACTTTGTATTAAACCCCTTATCTAATAAAGTTTTTTCATGGGTCAATATATAGTCAAATTTCATTAAATTGTTTTTAATGTAATCATAGTGGTGAGGTGCAACACACACTGGTTCAATTAACCATGCAATTTTATTTTTACTTGGTGGTAAATTTGATGTTAAAAAATTATCTGTGACAACTAAATTATCGTTATAACTAACATTTAACCTATCCCATATAAAGGTCTCTGATTTTTGGAAATCAGAACAATATCCTAATACTGAATGTGAAAACGTATTGTCGATTATTTTTAATTTATCTTTCATTTTATTAATTTCTCATATGGTTTATATGCCCGTATAATGTGATTCATTCTTTGAACTTCGTGTATATTTACTTTGTGTTCATTAAGAGGGTTACTTTCGTTATATATGTAATTTATATCATACATAAATTTATAATGTTCGGGACCACACATTTCAACCATAGGGAACATGAATGCCAAATCACAAGCAATTTTCCAATTGTTACCCTCACTATCTTTTAAGTCTTCTGGTTTTATATTCCTCCATAAAAATACCTTCCAAGTTCTAAGGTGGGATAGTGTAAAAGGTTTCTGTCTAATACCCTCAAATGTTGTGTGGGGTTGTGAAAAACCAGGTCTCCCATCGTGGTACCTAAAACTACCATTTGCTAACCAAACATCACCACTATTGTACGTGTCAACAACTCTTTGGAAAACGTTTGAGTCGGGCAACCAATCATCACCATCAACTTCGACACAGATATCTTCATCATCAATGTCAAATTCACCCCTAATTACTTGGTCATAATTTCCTGATTGGTACATTTTAGATTTGTTTTCAATTAAAATAAACCTATCGTCATCTTTAATAATTTTTTTTATTTTACTAATTGTGTTGTCAGTGGACATGTCATCGGTTATGTAACATTTGAAATTTTTATAGGTTTGAGTCATAATACTGTTTAAACATTTTTCAATATAAGACTCACAATTGTAAGTTGTTGTTAATACTACCATTTTTTAAATTGTTTTAAAAATTACCTCAATTATCTCACACATAATGTTATTAGATTTAAATTTTCCAATATCATTCGGTGGTTCATTATAACTCACATCAATTATTTCACCACTATTATCCACGTTATATATCCAACCTGGTTTACCACATAACCACCCTTCTATTGTTGTTCTACCCAACAATATCCCAGCGGTTTCATGACATTCTTTAATGTATTCTTCAACTTTCCATGTTGGTGGGAAATATCTAACATGTGAATTATTTAACTGGGGTATATCGATTCTTTTCTTGCCGACAACCCATAATTCTTTATTGTCATTTTTAGTTTTTTCCACCAAATCAATAATACTTTTTTCACGTAAATAGTCAATTGTTCCAACAAATAACACTCTTTTTTTATCACTTTTAGGTTGTGGATAATTTTTAAATCTATCGGTATCAAAAGGGTTATAAATTACAGATGTTTTTTCTTTAGGAATATTGAATCTATCTACAATATATTCTTGAATTTCAGGTCTAATACAAATGTAATGTGATATCCTATCAGAAATTACAGGTTCCTCCAACTCTATAACTTCAGAGTGAATCGTACATATCGACGGTATATTAGGGTATAGATTTAGAAAATACTCAGTTACTGGTTTGTGATTTAAGTGTAAAATATCAAATTTAACATCTGAAACACGATATAATTGTCCTTGAGGTATTCTAACTGGACCATTAGGTGAATTTACCATTATATTACCATCACTTCGTTTAAAACCTGGTGGTTCGTCAAAACTAAATGTTTCAATACCCAATGATTTAACTTTTTTAACCATCTCACCACCAATATTTGAACATATTGTGACGTTGTGACCTAATTTCTTATATCCTCTAGCTAATTCATAAACGTACAATTCAGAACCAGTATAATCATTGAAATTCAAACAACCAATAAGTATGTTTAGACTATCAGAATCATCAATCACCCTATTAATTTTAATAGGTAAATGTTCTTTATATTTTTCAGCAAAAATTTTTCTATTTTCCTCCCATTGTTCGTTTGTTTGACCTATAGATAAGTGAGTTAGTTTGATGTCAGTACACACGGATACTTTCACATCTTTTAAGTAATTTCTTAAACAAAAATCAACCTCATAAAAATGAAATCCTTTTACATTTTCATCAAAATATTCTTTTATGTTGTTTTTATTTATCGTGAAAAATAAACCATCAACAAGAATAACATTATCTAATTTAGATCCTTTGTCTTTGGAATATCTACTTAACCAACGTTTACCTTCGTGTTCGTGGTAAACCGCTCCATGCATTTTACCAAAATCTTCCCACCACTTTCCACTATCCGACAAATAACGTGTCCCAGCTACACCCAAAATACCTAAATCACTGTTTCGTTTAAAATGGCCGAGTAATTTTTTACCCCAATTTTTTGTATCAAATTTTAAGTCATCGTGACAAAATAAAACAATATCGTTAGACGAAGATTCTAAACCTTCATTATATATCTCAGTTAAAGATTTACCGTTTGGGTTTTCAAAGGGAATAATTTCAATGTGGTGTAAACCAGAAGTCTCCCTAATAATTTCAATATAGTTAGGATCTAACTTTCTAGTTGAGAAAATTACTGTTAGATTATTTTCCATATTTTTCAATGTAATGTTGTATTGTTGTTTTTAAATTTTCTTTAAAGTTTTTACTTGGTGACCACATTAGTTCTTTTGTTAATTTATCATGATTTACTGAATACCTAAAATCATGACCTGGTCTATCAGTCACGAAGTCTTTAAGATTACATGAGTTTTCGTTCCCAGTTATCTCATCAAAAATTTCACAAATCAAATCAATGATTTCCAAGTTTTCCAATTCATTATCACCACCTATATTGTATTTTTGTCGTGGTTTACCATATCTAAAAACCTTATCTATAGCGTCACAATGGTCTAAAACGTACAACCAATCTCTAATGTTGGTACCTTCACCGTAAACTGGTATGGGTTTACGTTTAACTAAATTACGTACCACAGTTGGGATTAATTTTTCGTCGTGTTGATTTGGTCCAAAATTGTTTGAACAATTTGTTATCACATAGTTTAACCCGTAAGTGTTACCATAAGATTCAACAAAATGATCTGAAGACGCTTTTGACGCGGAGTATGGTGATCTTGGTTTATATAACGATTCCTCAGTTGAGGAACTCTCATAAGGTGTTAATGATCCGTAAACCTCATCTGTAGATACGTGATGGAATCTTTTTACATTATGTTTTATAACTAAATTTAATAAATTAACCGTACCCATCACATTGGTTTCTAAAAACAGGTTGGGATTATCGATGGAATTGTCAACGTGTGACTCAGCGGCTAAATGAATGATACCATCTAAATTATCTAAATTTAGTAACCCATCTAATCTATCAAGGTATCTTATGTCTTGTATAACATTAGTTAGATTTGGGTGATGTAAATAACCACCCAAATTACAAATTTTACCAGCGTAAGTTAATGAGTCCATATTAATTATCTTCAATGTGGGATATTTGTCCAACATATATTTAATTAAGTTAGAACCGATGAACCCAAAACCACCAGTTACTAAAATTCTTTCCATGATTTAATTTTTACCAGTCGAACCAAAACCACCCTCACCACGTGAGGTATCATTTAATTTATCAGTTTTTTTGAAATTAATCCATTTAGGTTTTAACACATAAGACACGACACCTTGTGCTACTCTATCACCCCGTTTAATTGTGTAAACCTCATTTGAGAGATTAACTAAAATAACTTTTACTTCACCCCTGTAGTTAGAATCAACAGTACCAGGTGTGTTTAATACCGTAATACCGTGTTTTGCCGCTAAACCACTTCGGGGTCTAACTTGTAATTCGTATTCTGGGTGGATTTGGAAATATAAACCTGTGGGGACTAAAACCCTCTCCAATGGTTTAAGTTGAATGTCGTCACTTATATTAGCTCTTAAATCAAATCCAGAATCTTCTTCGTGGTTATAAATAGGATCATCTAAATCGGATAAGTTTATGAATTTTATTTCAATTTTTTGAACCATTGAATTAAAGTTTTCTTCCGATGTTTTTTCAAGTTTATCTAAGTCTAAACCCATAGACTTTACAACCCCACTTACATTATTGTCTAACTTATTAGACATCATTTTTTGGATTTCTTTAATAGTGTTTTCCATACCACCTATAAAATTATTCTCCATATATCTCTTTTATTTTTTTAACCAAATTAATTGTGGATTCGACATCACCTACACAGTATTCTTCTATTTTTTTAATGTCACCATCATTGTAGAAATATTTATGTAGATTTTCACCCTTAACTTCACCCATTTTTGGATTTTTTAACCCCATTGAAGCTGTCACCAATTGTAACGAAGATAACCCCTTAAATGAGTTAAAATTCCACAGTTCTTTAGTGTCAATCACATTAGCGTCCCATGGTTTGGTGTTGAAGTCCGGAATTATCTTAGGTACCGATATGCCATTAATTAACATTCTTTTAGCGATATATGGTAAATCAAATGTTTTTATGTTATGACCACACAATGTAAAACCTAATTTATCTACTCTGTCGAGTAGGGTTTTTGTTTTTTCTAAGATTTCTATTTCATCACCAATGTAAGATTCAAATTTGTTTTCACCTTTAGGTGTGACAAAACCAACCGACACACACACAATTCTACCAAATTCAGGTAATAACCCACTTCGTTTTTCAAATACCTCACTTGGTGTTAGTGTAGAATCCTCGGGGTAATGTCTACTAAAATAGTCATACCCACTTAACTCCCAAACATCATATAGTTCTGGGTAATCTCGTTTGAAACACTGTGTGTTTTTACAAATACCCACAGTTTCAATATCTAAAAATAGAATTTTATTGATTTCGTTCTTAATCATGTCTTTTTCTTTAATTGTAAAAAAAAATAGGTTATCTGTCAAACCGATTTATTTTAATCAATAATATTGTGGTGTAATTCCTGGATGTATGACCTCTTCAATTGGTGCTTTAATAACTGAAACAACTTCAGAATCTCTAGCGTCATCGGATAGGTATTTACTCATTCTTTGGTGAGCTTCAAATACAGATTCAGATTCTATAATGTATTTGAATTTTTTTACTTTAGGGTTACCTTGATTGTCGACTGAACCCATGTCGAAAGCTACTGTTACTTGATAATACATAATTTTTAATTTTTAAGATTTTCTAATTAATTCTCGATATATTTCCGCTCTATTTTTGGTTACAACATCAATGTGGTAAAGTGGTGATACGGTTTCGTAAAGTTTTTCACCCAAATCTTCAATCAACGAAGGATTTTCAATTAATCGTTTTATCGATCTGTACCAATCTTTATGATTCTTAGAAGTGTCAACCAATATTGAATTACCTTTAGAGTTAATTGAACCACCAGACTCAAAAGCGTTCACACAGTCTATTTTGTAAGGACCAAAATTTTGTGCTATTAACGCTTTTTTATGGAATCCAGCTTCAATTACTTTGAGTTGTGATTTTACTTTATTGAATATGTGTTCCTTTAATGGAGCTAAAGAAATGTCAAAATAGTTATAATTTGAAGCGTAAGTCGTAATTGGTTTTGTCCAAACCCTTCTATATGGTAAATTTTCTTCACCGTCATACTCACCCTTTTCAAATCTCTCTAAAAACTTTTTATAATCTCCACCAACAATGTTATAGTTGTCCGTGAATATTTTTTCATACATGTACCAAACCGATTCATGTGGTTTAATTGGTCTTTGTTTCTGTTCGTTAGTTTGTGGATTTATTTCGGTGACCGAACCCCTTAAATCGTACCCACATAAAACAAATTGAAATTTATCTTTATGTGTAGTGTTTAACACATTAGAAACACCATTTAATATCTCCAAATCTTTTAAATGGGATGAACCACCCAACCAACCAATTCTAACCAATTCAGATTTTGGTTTGTTAATTTGGAATTGTTTTTCTCTTGGATTTATAGCGTTAGGTAATACAAATACGTTCTTGTTCAATTTAGAAATTTCGTCAGCGAAAACTGTCGTAGTTGTTGTCACATTTTGAGCTTCCTTAACACTATTTTTAATCAACTCATCCAATTTATTTTGTTTCACAATCGCATGAGCTGGATGGTCGACAGTAGGTAGCCAATAATCATCAAGATCCATAATGGATGGTATACCTAATTTTTTTAGACGTTCTATAGCCCGTGAAGATCTAGCGAAGTCTGGACCCAAACTTCTGTGGTAATGAATTAAATCATATTGTTTAAGGAACTCATCGTCTTCTAATTTTGGGTTATAATCGATGTCAACCCAAAATTCGTCTGGGTACATTTTTTGTAGATTTAGGTGAGGATCTACTGACCTAAATTTACTAACCCCAGTCCTATCACTAGGTACAACAAGTATTTTATATTTATTATTTTTCATGACTAAAGAATAAGTCATAGAAAAATAAAAGTCAAAGGATTTCTATTTTAATTCTCGTGTACCGACAATTTTACCCTCCAAAACCGTGTTACCAATAACTATTTTAATAGTCTCGTTAGTTTGTTTGGTTTCACTAATAAGTTTGTTTAATTTAGATTCCAATAACTCATCCAATGATTCATTTAGGGCTTCTTTAAACATTTTTTTAAGTGATGTTTCGGTTAGTTTTTGTGTTTTTTTTGGTTGTTCTGTTTGACTTGTTTGAGTTTTTGTGACCTGTTTGTTACCCCCACTAGTTAAACCCATTTTTCTCATTTTTTCAGATACTTGATCTACAAAATTTTCAGACAAAACAGAATTGTTAAACGCTATTTCAGGTATTGGATTTTCAATCATTATTTTTTTGATTTCGTCAGGAAGTTTAGAATTCAAAATACCTTCCTCAGTAAGTTTGGGTTTACTGATGTTGTTTGATGACGCTGTTTTTTCAACACTATCTAAATTATAATTGTTGGAAATGGGTGGTAACTCATTTGTGGTGGACTCATATAATTTTGATTTATCTACATTGCCTTTAGTGTAATTACCACCTTCAACAACATTCATAAGTTGTTTTGATTTTATCAATTTTTCGAAAAGTTCAGATTCACTGCCCATAATTAAAATTTACTTTTTACGTCAACTCTATTCATTGACCTGTCCCCATTAGGGTTATATAGTGGTGGTTCGGTAAAAGTTTCACCCTGTATTGGTTTAAAGTATTTCATTTTATCTACCCTAAAAAGTCTCCAGTCGGGTAGTGGTATACCTTTTTCGTTAACTTTTAATGAGGGTCCTTCGGTTTGATAAGCTCTAACCACCGTATTATTTCGTTTAGACTTACCTAACGCTACTGGTTTTATAATTCTTTTTTCAGTACCTCTAGGTAATTTGTCATCATCCTCATATTTTAACTCACACACGTACTTATTTTTAATCGCGTCAACAATTTTAGACTGTTGTACTTGTTCAATAATAAGGTCTTTTATTGTGTTGTAAAGTTTCATTATCTTGTTTGATCTACGGTAGGTTGGTATCCATTACCAGAGTCTAAATTACCCGCTGAGTATTCGTTATTTTTTGAGTATAGGTTATTTTTTAAGTTACCCACTCTACCAGTGTTAGCTTCACCGTTACCCAGTTTATCCACTGAACTACCAATATTATCATCATATACACTTAAAAATTGAGCATTACCTTTACCTTTAGTATCCCCATTAGCTACCGCGTTAGGGTGGTTAACACCGTAACCATCATTTGGTTTATACGTGTTTCTAACTAATAGTTTTTCTCTTTCCATTTCTGATGACTTGGTAAGTCCTTCACCAGGTTTTTTTTGATTAAAATCAGGCATATTATATAACTTTTTTAATTATTTCATTTATTCGGGATATGTTTTCATATACCCCTCTATTATTAATTATTTCGTCAGAGTTTTTTTGCACTTTAGCTACCCTAACTTTAGTAGGATTTTTAGATTTATCTTTGGTGTGTTCTTTTTTAAATTGGTTTTCCATACCCGCGTTCATTTTACTTTTCTTAGTTTGATACACCGAACGTCTCCTTTCGTCTAATTTACCACTAATCCATTCCAACAACTCATCACCACCAATTAATTTATAAACTTCGGGATTCATCCCGTTCTTCATTTCATGTTTTATTTTTTTAGCTTGTTGATAACCCACACCTTTTTCGTCACAAAGTGATTTTAGTCTTTTGTAACCCGACATACTTTTGTCCGAATGTTTTAAATTATCATTTAATAACGATAACAATTCGGGTGGTATTTTGTAAAAGTCGTTTTTTAGGTCTTTATTCATAACCTTTTAATTTTTCAATTATAGATTTTAATGGTATACCTTGTCTGTCTGCGTATTTTTTAAGTGACTTTAATTTTTTCTCAAATATTTCATCACTTACTTCGTTTTTTTCAGAAATTTCTTTATCGTTATCTTTAGATTTTAAAATAATTTCCATCATTTTCATTACTTCGTCATCCTCGAATAACCTTTTTTTTCTACCTTTTATCGCTCCACTAGTTTTAGTCCTGTCTTCAGCTTCACTATCATCAAACCCATATTGTTTTTTATATCTAGATTTAATTTCATTTTTACTCATAGTGTCAGTATCAATAATGTCGTCACCATCTGAGTCCATACCCAATACTTTAGTCATGTCTTCTTCACCTACACGTTCTACTGATTCACCCCAGTACCTTTTATAAAAATAACCTCTACCCTGTTCACCACCTTGTCTGGTCGCTGGAACTACAGCGTCAGTAGTTTTTTTACTTGACACTGTTTTATTGTTCATATACCCTAAAGGTGTTTTACCACCTAAAACCGATCCATCATAGTCTACAAGTTCATCCAATTCTTCTTCTGTGTTACCATAATCGTTAACCCAATTATCCAATAATTTTTTAACTACTGTATTAGGGTAAGAATTACCTTTTTTCATTTGATCATTGTTAAACTTTTCTAGTGTGTTTAATAAAGCTTGTATTTGTGTTTTATTAACACCACTAACTGACACTTTATTTGTAGGTTGATCGGACATTTTTTTAGCGGTTTCTTTGTCTATTGACACACCAAAAGAAATCTCAAAAGCACCATTTTTCAATTCACTAACATTAACGTATAGTGGTTTATTGTACACTTCACTTTTAAAAGCCATAATTATCTCTTTATAAATAAATATCTATAAGTGTGGTAACGATATTTATATTTGATGGGAACACAAAATTTAAACAATTATTATTTTAATCGATTGGACGTTAAGTTAAATTACAGTTCTTATTATGATTTTTTTTTATCTTCGGATGAAAAAGATTTTAATAGAGAAGTTGTATATTCAAATAATTTAATAGGTTACGACAATGGTAATGTTTTACCAGTACTTATAGACTTATCCCAAAGTGGTTGTTCAACACAACCAACAATATCCTGTGACGTACAAAGTGGTACACCACAAGTAATATTGAGTAAAAATTATTGGTCAGAATCTACATCCACATGTGATTGTCCATATACAGGCACATCATCAAATAATTCAGCATACACAATTTACAACATAAATTTAACTGGAATTGATAATGGTTTGTTTACTGGAATGACTTCGGGTGAAACTATAGAATTACACAGTACTATACCTATAGGTGATACTTTTTCACCAACAAAATACGACAAAAGATTAAAGTTACATCAAGTTACCGCTTCAACATATAGTCCAAACAATATATCGTATTCTATTAGTTCAACAACTGATAGTTCTGGTTATTACCAAGAATTGAACGGTGGTTTTTATCAAGGTTTTTATAAACTTTATGGTTACCCTTATGAAATTTTACCCGATAGACCAACTTGTGGGTGGACAATGGAAACGTTGTTGAAGATACGTACAAGTGGTAATACGTCTGGTAATTGTTTTACAACCCTCGAAAACAATTGTGAATCTACACAAACACTGAATGACGTGTACCCAAACAACTCTGGATTTTTTTATTATGTGGGTACGAGAGCTGAAAATAAGTTTTGGGCAGCTTTTAGTTCAGAAACAGGTTGTACAAGTTTTAGTGGTTATTGTTCGGAAACTGGTAATTCGGGTGACAGTTGTACGATAAATGTCAGTAGTGGTGTTACTGGTTATTCTAACACATACGAGTTAGATTGTTGTAACAACCCAATCGAATCACACCCTTTAGGTCCTGTTAGTTTAAATATTAACACCGGTACAACACCTTGTGGTCAATCATATTCACCATTTACGTTACCAGTATCAGCTATAACTGACACGTACTCTAATTCTTTTGGTGTTAGGTTAACACCCGACTTTAGGTTAGGGTATAGAACTTTAAGGTTTACTGGTTCTTGTGTAACCACTGGTACTTCAATTGATTGTAATACTGGTGGAACATTTAACTGTGGTTACGCTATCGAAGAATATTATACCGATGTTATTTGTCCGTCTATAATCAACTCTGGTACCTGTGAAAATACTTGGTTATCCGTGTCGGTGACATTTGAAAGGGATTTCTGTTTAAGTGGATGTAACGTACAAAACGAAGGTGGGTTGTATGATTTATTGAAAGTTCCCACAGTGTACAGATACCAAAGATACGCTTCTGATGATATCGTGAGGTGTAAAAACACATACCCATTAATACCAGAAGATGGTTATTATGATTTAGAGTGCAGTGGTTCTTCCAATGGTAACATATCTATGACTTCAAACACCACCTACGGTAAATGGTTAAATCAAAAATACCTAAGACAAGGTACATTAACATTCTACGTAAATGGTAGGCGTGTAGGTAAAGTGGAAAACTTTGAGGAAATTATTCCCAGACCTCTAAATACTCACAGAGATTTACAGGTGGGTGTACCTTACAACATTTCTTGGGGTGGTGGTTCTCAAGGGTTATATGAAAATATGACATATGGTACTAGTGGTTGTTCCCAAAACCCACCTTACCAACAAGATCCAAATGATTTGGGTTTATTAATACAAGAAAATTTTGCGGGTTCTTGGTTGGGTGGTATATCCCAATTTAGATATTATATAAAACCATTACAATCGGATGAAATTTACCACAATTTTTTAGTGAACAAAGATAGGTACTCGTTAATTGACTGTCAATTCACTAAAAACTGTACATCTAAAGGTTGTAATTCACCACAAACATTATACTTAAGAGATGGTGATTCCTTGGATATTAAAATTATTTTTGGAACCAATTCGGATAACGTATACACAAATACTAATGGTAATAATGTGAGGATAAAATCGATACAACAAGATAACGTCTCTTCTGTAACCATAAAGAAAAATGATAATGTGGTTAACACACCGTTTAATGTGTATAGTGATGACACGTTAGAGGTAATTATTACTAAGATGGATAGTGATTTAAATTCTAATGTAACTTTAATTAGTAATTTAATTAAGTAGTTTATCTACTTTGGAAATAATTATATAGTAAACACAAATAAATTATGCCGTCATTCATTCGACTTTTAACAGAAACACCAACAAATATTAATACACCACCATCTGGTTATACTTCATTATACGCTTCGAGTGGAACAAGTAATGAAAATCAGTATCAATTATACATTAAAGACCCGTATGGTAATTCTTACCAAGTAGGTGGTTTCGCTAGTGGTGGTACGTTTTCCGCTATGACAACATTTAATTCGGGAGCTACTTTTTACAATGGTGTTTATTTGGGTCAACCAGCTAGTGAAGGTACATGGAGAATATCCGCTGACACCACAAATAATAATTTAGTATTCCAACTATTTACCGGTGGAACTTACGTAACTAAAAATACCATTAGTGGGGTATCGTAAAAGATATGGAGTTTTTTATTAGAAAAAATTCATTAGAACCAATACTTAAAATGCAGTTGGTTCAAGACGGTAGAAATGATTTTAGTTCGTTCTATGACAAATTATCTAATTCTTCCATAAAATTCTCTATGCGTAATGAAGAAACTGGTGTTTTTAAAATTTTAAATCAACCCGGTGGTATCGTACAAAAAACAAAAACAAGTGATAATTCACCCACAGAATACTACATCTACTATAGATGGAGGAAAAAAGACGTTAACACAGTTGGCAGGTATCAGGGCATGTTTTCTATTTACTTATTTGATGATTGTACTGAGTTAAAGGTTCCAATTAGGGAGGATTTGTATATTAATATTACTGATTCATTCGGTCAAACTTCTTGTGATTGTGGGTAACATGAAATCATTAATCGAGAAAATATTAAAAGAAGAGGTTCATGATCTTTTAAAGAAGCATTTATTTAAATTATTAAATGAATGGTTATTGGATGAATGTGATCAAATTACATCTGAAAAATACCCAGATTACATATTTTTTAAAAGAAGAAGTGATGGAAAAATTGTTGCGGAGATGGATAAAAAATATAAAGATTTTTGGTTACATTATGATGAAATTTGGTCATTTTTTGAAAAGCATTTTGACCTAAATTATGAGGAAATACAGGAGATTGCTCGTGACTGGCTGGAAGAGGATTTCAAACTGAAGGGGTATACACCAGCCCCTGACTACGGATCAGGAGGTTTTAGGTTGGAAGAGACTTTCAAACTGAGGGGATATACACCCCACCTGTGGTGGAAACATTGACGCATTGTGCTGGAAGATGCTTTCAAACTGAGGGGATATACGTCAGGGACTATCGGTCAACAAATTTGGTTCACCACTAAGTGATACTTTAAATATAAAATCCCAAGCTTAATTGATTTTTTAGTTCATTTGTATTATTTTTTTATAAAAAAATTGACAAATGAATATACCGACACAAGAGCAAATAGAACAGTTTTTACACGGTTCTGACCCAGAAAAATACATAGTGGGGTTAGAATTCGGTTTTAGAAGTGGCAAAATATATAAAATCAAAGAATACCCAGATAAGGGAAAGGTTATTGAGGTTGATACCTTCACACCTTTTTGTTGGGTGGGTGATTTACGTTCTAAAAATTTTTACAGAGGAAACAAACAAGTTCAAAAAGAAGCTATCAGTAAACACGGTATCATTATAGAAAAGTTGGAAACTTATGGTAATGATCGTTTAGAGAATGGGTTAACATATTTGGTTAAGACGACTAAAGATTATAATCATTTGGTTTCGTTTTTTAGGGAAGGCGGTCTTAATCCTTGGGGTGAAGATTCTAGAGATTTTATATTAATGTTACCACCGATAGAACAGTACTTAATACAAAAAGAAAAAAGATTATTCAAGGGTTTTGAGGATTATAATGACGTACATCGTTTCGTTTTTGACTTGGAAACCACTAGTTTATCACCTAAAGATGGTAGGATATTCATGATTGGCATGAAAGACAATCGTGGGTTTGAAAAAGTCATTGAAGTTGAGGATAATGATTATAATGAAATATTAGCTATTACCGAATTTTTCGAAACAATAGATAAACTAAAACCGACAATAATTGGTGGTTACAACTCATCTAACTTCGACTGGGATTGGTTATTTGAACGTTCTCGTATTTTAGGTTTGGATATTTCGGAGTTTAAAACACTAAACCCTAACGAAAAATTTAAAATGTCCAAAGGTACACTCAAGTTGGGTGCGGAAATGGAAGAATACAATAAAATTGAAATCTGGGGTTACAACTCTATAGATATCGCACACTCTGTTAGGAGAGCACAAACAATCAATTCAGACATAAAAAGTTGGGGTCTTAAATATATTACTAAATTCACTAATTCTGAAAAACCTAATCGTGTTTATGTTCAAGGGGATAAAATCGCTTCAACATATAAAGAAAATTTAGAATATTTTTTTAATCCCAAAACTGGTCAGTATCGTTTAGTTACAGATCCAAAAGTTAAAGACATAGAAACAAAATACCCAGGGGTGTATGAACGTGTCAACGGTAAATACATTGTTGAAAGATATCTATTGGATGATATTTGGGAAACTTTGGAGGTTGATGCTCAGTTTAACCAAGCGTCATTCCTTTTATCTTCTATGGTACCAACGTCATACGAGAGAGCGTCAACAATGGGTACCGCAACATTGTGGAAGATGTTGATGTTAGCTTGGTCATACACTAACAATTTAGCTATACCCAAAAAAGACGAAAAAAGACCTTTTGTGGGTGGACTATCACGCTTGTTAAAAACGGGTTATTCGACAAACGTGTTGAAGTTGGACTTTAGTTCACTTTACCCGTCAATACAATTAGTTCATGATGTTTTTCCAGAGTGTGATGTGACTGGTGCGATGAAATCTATGTTAAAATATTTTAGAGACACACGTATTAAGTATAAAAATTTAACATCAGAATACAAAAACATAGATAAGAAAGTATCAGAAACTTATGGTAGGAAACAACTACCTATTAAAATTTTTATTAACTCCATGTTCGGTTCACTATCCGCACCACAGGTATTTCCGTGGGGTGACATGAACAAAGGTGAAGAAGTTACATGTACTGGTAGACAATATCTAAGACATATGATTAGATGGTTTATGGATAGGGGGTATGAACCTTTGGTGTTAGATACTGATGGTGTGAACTTTTCAGCTCCAAAGGGTGTAGAAAATATAGAATACGTTGGTAAAGGTAATAATGACTTAGTTGTTAAAGACAAGGTTTATGTAGGTACTGACGCACACGTAGCTGAATACAATGATTTGTATATGGTAAATGAGATGGGTTTGGATACTGATGGTACTTGGCCAGCTTGTATTAATGTAGCCAGAAAAAACTACGCTCTTTTAACTGATAAAGGTAAAGTTAAACTAACTGGTAATTCAATCAAATCAAAAAAATTACAAGGATATGTAGAGGAATTTATAGATAAAGGTTTGACAATGTTACTTAACGGTGAGGGTCAGTCATTTATTGATTACTATTACGAGTACATCGAAAAAATTTACAATAAAGAAATACCATTAAGTAAAATCGCTAACAAATCAAACGTAAAACAAAGTGTTTCTGATTATAAGATTCGTAGTAAACAAACTTCAAAGTCTGGAAGTTTGATGTCTAAACAAGCTCACATGGAACTAATCATCCAAGAAGGACTTAAGGTGGATTTGGGTGACACGATTTACTATGTGAATAATGGTACCAGAAAATCACACGGTGACGTTCAAAACGTAAATAAACCAAAAAAGGGGTGGACACAAGAACAACTTGATAGTTTCTTTGGGACTTATGGCGTTTACCCACCAGATTCATTAACAACTATGGTGAAACTAAATTGTTACCGTATCCCTAAAGAAGATATTGAAAACAACCCTGGACTGACTGGTGACTATAACGTACCTAGATACATCAGTACTTTCAATAAAAGAATTGAACCTTTGTTGGTTTGTTTTAAACCTGAAATCAGAGACAATATTCTAATAGAAGATCCTAAAGACAGACAATATTTCACTAAATCACAATGTGAGTTAATAAATGGAATACCTAGAAAACCTGAAGACCAAGATTCGTTAGGTGAAATATTAGACCTATCAGAAGATGAGGTTAACTTTTGGTCTAATGTAAAACAACAAAATGAAAATTATTTTATGGAAAGTTTAGGTATTTTTGATACCGTCAGATGAGACTATTAACCAACAATTTAAAGGATCATAGAATCTTAATTCCACTGAACTCTCTGGGGTTAACCTCAGAGAGTTCCAATTATTATCTATAAGACCAACGTCTGGTAATATCCTACAATCTGAAAGTGATTTAAGTGTGTATTTTTTAGAAACTTCACGATTCAAAACATAATCCCCATTTTCAGTTAACACAACAAACTCCTCATCGTCTTTTTTGGTACCATAAATTTTAAGATACTCAATCAACATTATGGATAGTTTTTTATATTTTACTGAGTCAGGTGACCCACCCTCATAGTTAACTAAGTCTACCAACCCTAAGTTGTGTACATCTTCAGCTATATACCCCCAGTCGTCAGTATGATTAGATTTCCATTTGAAACTTTTAGGTGTCAAACTTAGGAGTTTGTTTAAGTTTTGGAATGAAACATCTTTGATACCGTATTTGTACCTTATTGATGACGTATCTTTTACCACGTTCCCTAAACTATCAATACCCAAATCTGTCGCAGCGGCTGAAATTAGGTTTGACGTATTAATCTGTAAACAACTCGCGGTTATGGATATAGTAGCTGCGGTAGTGTCAACAGGAATTAAAGGTGGTTGTGAAATCGCTACAACAGTATTACCAGTAGTTTTACCCGAAAACGCTGTAACAGAAACCCCATATGTAGATATTCTACCATCAGAATAAAAATTTGATACACCATCATTGTCTGACGCGTATTGTACTATAAATGTATATCCAGAATTACCACTATATGAAGGATCACTACCATCGGTAACATATTGTGGTAAACCAACCCAAAATAATCCTTCAATGTTTGTGTTACCCGAAAATGTCGCAGTATCACCCGAAGGTTGTATTAACTGTCTACTATAATCAATTCTTGTTGAAAATGCCATATTAAATTACATATAAACTACCAGGATTCATTGGTCTATAACCCAAAGCTTTATTTAAGTTTTCAGCTTCCAAAGCTTTTCTTTCTAACATTTTATCATTTCTAAGTCGTTCTAACCTTAATGTTAACTCCTCTATTAGTTTAGAGTACTCGTCTTTAGCTTCAGTCAATAGAGAATCATACTCAAGTTGTAATTCAGCGTCTGGTGTTTTTAAATTACCACTAAACTTACCTCTCACTCTACCTAACATTTCTTTACACTTCGCGAAGAAATATCTCCTAACCCAAGATTGTGCGGGAGGATTTAATTGGTCAAAATTAATTTCATCCAACCTAACATCACTAGGTAGTAACACAATATCTTTGTTTTGAGCTAAACATTCATTTCTGTTTTCGGGTCCTACATCATAATACCAATAATAAACCCTATGTTGATTCGTTCTGATATTACCAAAATCAAATCTACCACCAGGTACGTTATACAAGTGTAGGTATTTAGGACCATTAACACCACCTGCACCAGCGGTTATCCTGTATGTCATGTCACCACCTATTATTCTGTTCTTTAGGTTTCTATCTTGCATTCTAAGTAAAATGTCAAAAGCGGGCATCATGTAGTAAGATCCTTGTATCCCCATTTGAGCAAATCCACCTGGACCTCCAACACCAAAACCACCAAAACCACCAAAAGCACCTAAAAATGGATCAATAAAAGATTCATTTAATTCCGCTCTAGTATACCAAAGAATTTCGTTTATTTCACGACCAGCTGGGATTTGATATATTTGTGTGTTAGCGGATAATGTTACATAGTCTTGTTTTAGTTGGTAAGGACCTCCCGCTTGGAGTCCCACGATTTTTGAATACGCGTAAGTAAATGACGTTTCGAATGATAAATCTCTTGTCATAAAAGCGTTTGTGAGTGATATAACATCTTGATCTTGACCGTACACTGAAGACCATTGATTTTCAATTAACCAATCTTGGATGTATTGTCCGTAATCCTGTACCGCAATCTCTAACGCGGTATCTAACATCTCGTCTTCCAATTCGACACTTCTTATTGGTGCACCCAACAAGTGTTTTACCTGTGTAAATAATTTATCTCTTTTTTCTGGTTGAATAATAGACATAACTTTTTTATATAAATACCTATTATATCAAATAAAAAAGTGGTCAAATTTGACCACTTTAATTTTTATGTTTAAAAATTTTGTTATTTGATAAAATTAACCACGGTTAAATCATCGTCATCTTCTTTTATTTTTCTTCTAACTATTCTTCTAATGTCAGATTCTTTTAATCCCAAACCTTTAAATGTACCGTACCCTTCAGATTTTTCATTTTTTCTTATGACTTCATCTTCCTCTTCGGTTTCAACTTCAGACAACTCCTCATCTTCCATTTCTTCAATTTGGTCAGACAACTCCCTCATCGTCGTTTTATATTTTTTAAGGTCACTGTTCTTTTTACCTAATTCTTTTAATTCTTTTCTAACTTTTTTTAGTTTTTCGTAAGCGTCCTTAAGTTCTTTTTTAGGATCTTCACCTTCTGAAATAATTTTATTTACGATAGATTTTAATTTTTTCTCAAGTAATATGTTTTTCATGGTTAAAACTTTTTATATAAATATCACATAAAACAAAAAACCCCTCTATAGGGGAGGGGTTTTTAAATATCATTTAAAATTATTAATCTGTATGTTCATTCAAAAATGAAATAAAGTTAGAAATACAATCAGATGCATAATCTTCCAAATCAAAAAAATCCTCATCAGACATTTCATCGT